TCTCCCTCTTTTCCTAAAAGAATAAATTCATAAGTGTTTTCTCCAGGAAGCAAAAAGGATGTGTCATTTGTGTCAAAAGTTATAACCCATTTTCCATTTTCATAACCTAGCCAATAAACATCCTTATCTGCTACACGACTAAAAGAGGCAGATAACAAACCGTTGTGTGTAAAAGATAGCTCATCTCCAGCAGTTGGCAAAAAAACATGTGCTTCAGGTGCATTGGTAAAAGGTAGTTCCCACTTTAAATGAACTCTTTCTCCTGATTTAACAGAAATCATAAATATCCAATCTTGGTAAATTTTGTCTTATATTTTTCTATAATTGTACCATGCTTGATTTTAGGATACTCTCCACCATTCACCATAAGAATCTGTATAGCCACTAGGTGTTGCGTTTTTGACATAATTATTATTACATGTTTGCCCTCTTGATCCACCACAACAAATTGTTCCGTCAGCAGCACAATTTCCATCCACCCCAGAACCCCAGCAACTGTTAGAAGAGTTACAACAGTTAGGATGACCTTGTTGGTAGCAATTGTTGTTTGGATCTGGGTAGTTGTATGCAGAGGCACAGTTGTCATTACAAATTGGGACATTAGTGTATATGTATGACTTACGCTCCATGAAATCAGCTGATGATTGTGGGGCCGTACTTGCATACCCTGCTGTAACGGAGAACCTAGCATCTGCGCTTGAAAGAGTAAATACTCCAGTGCCAGTGTTTAAAGTTGCTGTACCGCTGCCAGTAACGAGGGTAGCTGTGTAAACAAGACTAGAGTTGTAATTAGTTATAATAAACTGCCCTGTAGAAGTGTGGTGATTCATTATTGGTGCATCAGGAGCACTAAGGCCCATAATAAACCCAGACAGGGTTGGAATCATGCTACTATTCCACCGACAGCAACCCAGGTATTGGTATCGCGTTTAATGAGGGTACAACCAGACCATCTTCCCACAATTTTTAGTCCAATGAATGAGTTTACAGTTACACCTGCCGTCGGAACAATTGTTGTTTGTCCTGCACCAGTCTGTAAAACAAAGATAGATGTTCCAATTGCAAAAGCAGCAGAAGCATTTAAGGGGATTGTTAAGTTATTTGCAGAAGCTGAATTCATTTCAACTACTTTTCCCGCATCTGTTAAAAGCAAGGTATATGATGAGCTTGCTGTGGTTGTTGCAACAGTTAAGTTTGGAGATGTGAGTGTCGCACCAGAAATTGTTGGAGAACTTATTGTTGGAGAAGTTAATGTTTTATTTGTAAGAGTTTGGGTTGACGTTGTGCCAACAACACTGCCAGATACTCCATGAACTCCTGTTGACAGATTGGCATGTGTGACAATATCTGCAGCAATATCTGTTAGGTGTCCTTCTATTCCACCAGGAGCTCCTACACCATTATAATCTGTTCCATAATGATAATCAGTAAAAGCCTGAACAATATTGGCATCGTCAGTTTGCTCAGGCACACCTGTATCATAATTGGTTGTAAATGCATTAGTTGCTGATATGTTCTGGGCCATAGATTCTCCCTATTTATTATATCATTAAGCAAGTAGTGAAAGAGTTATGTGAAACTTAGCATTGCTTTCAGTAACTACCGACCAAGATTCAGATATATACTTCATTGCAAAAAAGGTAACGATAATTGTATTTGCTATAGAATCTACCTCTATGTCATAGATAGTTGTTGATATTGGAGTATTTAATAGCTGCGGAGTAATAGAAACATTTATGTTTGTTGCTGTTATATCTGAAATAGAATATTCATTAAAGGCAATTGAAATGGGAACTTCATAATTAAATATACCCGCACTTGCACTTAATCCAGGGTCGTCAGCTAAACTAACAGTTTCACTAAATATTGAGGGTTTTAGGTTTCCAATTTTTTCCCAGTTGAAACCACCAGCACCGTCAGGAAGGTATTGATAGATATATCCCTCTGTCTGCCCTTGACTTGCTCTAATGAAAAGATCATTGGGAAGGACAGATGTTAGATTTGCTGACGCACTATTAGGATTATCAAATCCACTAAAAATTAAACTTCCTCTATCTCCCGTGGCCCCTGTTTCTAATTGAAGAACAATGTTTTGAGGAGGACCTATTACAGAAATATCAGGATTATTAAGAAGAACTTCTACGCTCATGTTACTCTTCCACTGATATCGTTTGTAACTGAAAGTCCTCCCGCTACTAAAGTGAAAGTACTTGATGCACTTCTAATTTGAACGTCATAGACATAAGATGTACCTTGAACAAGAGATTGTCCATTTTCACTAGATATTGTACAAGCGACATAAGAGCTTTCATTATTAACAGATACATCTCCATTAAATACAAAAGTATCAGTAGCTCCAGCACGGGAGGCTACTGTAAATTTTGAACTAGCAGAAGGGTAGTTAGTTAAATTAAAAGCTGTTCCATCTGCATTTTTTGGTTGAATTACAAATTCATATGTATCTCCACGATAATATAAAATGTTAAAAGTTGCAGGAAATCCCATATTAAAATTATATCATGTTGTCAAGGGGATGCTGAAAAATATGGAATTCTAATTACTTTATCACCAAGTCGGGCCAATAAGTAACCTTCGGGAACAAGTTGTTTTAATTCTGAATAATTCATTACACTTGCTGAGGAGAGTATAGAGCTTTCTTCATCAAAAATAAAAGCACCACCGATGCTTATATCACCTTCTAGTAAAAGATTACTCAGTTGCCTTGTTGCCATACCTTATTATACCCTTCCTGAGAAATAATAGGTAATTTTACTTACCCATCCTTTCTTCAATTATCCTACAACTACAACGCGATATGCATTTGATGATGGTGCTGTTGCAAATGAAACAGTAACCGTATTTGCATCAGTTCTTACAACATCAGTTACGACTGTCTCATAGTTTGCATTGTCATATACATTAACTGTTACGTCCCTTGTTCCTAAGTTATGGACAACTGCAAAAGATGTGCCTGATGCATTTCCAACACTTGCTGCAACTTTACGAGAAATTGCTCCGTAATTTGTTCCATCATTAGTGAGAGTCCATTGATCATTTGCTTCATTCCAAAGAACAGAAACGTTTTCGCTTGTTCCTCTTTCAACTTCAATCCCAGAGTTTTCTGTAGGAGATCCAGTTACATTAGAGTTCAAAACAATTGTGTTGTCTGCTAACTGAATAGTTTCTGCATTAATATATGTAGCAGATCCACTAATTGTTAGATTTCCACCAACAGTAAGATCTCCTGTGATAGAAACGTTATCTGTAAGACCAACTGTTACTGTTGCCCCTTCTCCAGATCCAGAAACCTCAATTTCATTAGCAGTTCCAGAAAGAGAAGCAATATAGTTTCCAGTGGTGTCAGTTCCTAGCGCAACGCTATTAGCTGCAATAGTGGTTGCCATAGATGCACTTGCGCTACCATCAAAAGAAACGGTTCCTGTTACATCTCCAGTTAGTGCAATGGTACGAGCTGTAGTAAGGGATGCTGCAGTACCAGTGGTATTAGCATTAATAGTTGCTGGTAGGCTTAGGGTCACTGCCCCCACTGAAGCAGAAACTATTATTTCATTAGCAGTTCCAGCTAAGTTAGAAACCCCTCCACCGATGTTAGCCCACGCTGCTCCAGTCCAAACTTTAATCTGTGACTCAACAGTATCGTAGTAGACTTGACCAGTATTAGGACTGTTTGGTGCAGTAGCAAGATTTTGAATAGCTGCATTTTGCAGTTCTAGTTTATTTAAATCAATTGGTGTTAAAAATTTTCTAGCCATTTTTTATTTCCTCCCTTTCTTTCATGATAAATACGCCTTTCCAGTAAATCCCCCAGAGAAGGTCGCAATGACTGTATTTTCATCGGGGTAAGAATAGTCTCCTTCAACTACTGATCCAGCAGAATCAACTACAATAATTCCTGGTACAAACGGTAACCCGTGAACTATTGTCCAAGTACTAGAGGATGCTGATTGAGTATGAACATAAGATAGATCTGAGTAGAGTACTTCTCCTGGAGCACCAGCAGCACCTTGTGGGCCTTGAGGACCGCTTGTTCCTATTTCTATAACTATTTCACTAGAATCTATTTCAACAACATGGAATGCTGATTCAACAACTTGTACTCTTGCGTCTGGCATTATCTGGTTACCTCCGCAGTCACTGTAAACTTTCCTTGAATAAGCTTGTAAACATTTTCTGAAGTATAAATTTCCAAGTCATATACATAGTTGCCAGGAACAAAGTCCTTGGTTAATTCTGGTTGAATATAGACATTTATTGTTCCCGCTGATCCACCAGTATAAATATTTGTTGAACCCGCTGAACTATCTACTCCTAAAACAAAGTTTTGAGAATAACTAAATTCTCTAATTTGTAATCTAGCATTGTATCCCGTTAAATTTACAGGAGTTTCGTCAATTTTGTAGGTAAGTGTGCGTGAAAATGTGCTCCCTTGAGGACATACAAGATTTAATTTGCCTGGGACCATTGGCACTCCTAATTTATTTATTTTGTCTATTTAAATTATAACATTAGTTATTGAGGTGCCAAACGATGTGGTCATCTACTTTTTCTCTTACTTCATGAATATCGCCTTGCATTGCAGCTTGGTTTTTCTCTATTCTATTTGCAACATCTCTTAGACTAGACCCCCCATTTGGGTGAAGTTCTTTGTCAATTTTATCTAATCTATCTGTAAGTTTTTTAAAAAACACTCTATGCAGTATTGCCAGTGCTGCTGTAATTGCTATGACTGCCCCAGAAATCTGACCAAGGAATAGTACAAGCTCATCAATTTGTGGGGTATTCATATATTCAGTTGTCTCCTAAATTTAACAAATATGTTATAAACTAATTTTAACATATTTTTTTATGCATATTGACACGTTATCAACAATGAAGTATAATGTATTTATAGCTACTAGGATGGGAGTTTTATGAACACTATGGAGAAAATAAAAGAACAAACACTAAAGACTACCGACCGATGTGATCGTTGTCAATCTCAAGCCTTTGTTATTGTAAAAGGAATTGAGGGTGACTTAATTTTTTGTGGTCATCACTTTACAAAATACGAAGAAGCATTATATAATTGGGCATACGAAATAATTGATGAACGAGAATTTATTAATGCAAAACCACAATCAAGTGCATAATTAAAATTGATCAGTAGCTCAACGGCAGAGCAACGAGCTGTTAACTCGTAGGCTGTAGGTTCGAATCCCACCTGATCAGCGAGGGCAGGCAGCGACTCCACCCACCCATCCCCGCTGTCTGCCCCATTTATACTTAGATAGGAGGAAAGATGCCAACATATACATATAGCTGTGCAGATTGTGGTCCAATGGAGTTTTTTCAACCCATTAATAATGACCCATTGACAGAATGCCCTCGTTGTGATAGTCTTAACTTTCACAAAACATTTAATAGAGTTGGTGTTCAATTTAAAGGAAAAGGTTTTTATTCAACAGACTCAAAATAATTTTTGCCAATTTGATACCTAGCCGCTATAGTTCAGGGGACAGAACGCAACTCTTCTAAAGTTGATGACCTTGGTTCGAATCCAAGTAGTGGCACAAACAATTTTACTATGAGTAAAGAAACAGGATCTCTCGTGCCCAGGCAACGAGGTCTTCGGCTCTTTGCCCGTTAGGTTGATAAGTTATCCACAGTTCAAGGTTCTCTGAACGATTATCATCCTTTATACCATTTTTATGATGAACGTTTTCATTTGGCAATAAGTATCGTCCAATAATACTTTCCATTACAAGTCGGTGCTCAAAGATATATCCACTTTTTGCAGCACGAGGATGCTCTGGAAATTTAATAAGAATGTACCCTTTACTATTTTTGTACTTTCCGCCCTTCCAGTTACCATTAAGATCACCTTTTTGAGAACATAATATGCATAACGAACTCCTATGAGATTTTTTGTTTCCACAATCACAAGAGTCTTTGTAATTTTTATATCTACATAGTGGACAATTTTTGTGACGAGATGATGGTAAAAAATATTGATTACAGCTTTGACACTTTTTTTCTTCCATGATATAATCATAACACATGTGGAGCAACAGTGTTATTCCTAAAAACTCCACTTAGAGAATGGATAATTGTGAGAACAGTATTAGATCATGGATATATTCGTACAGTAAATACCATGGGTAGCGATTTAGATGTTGTTAATGCTGCCCGTGTTTCTTTTGATAAAGAAGCAATTGAACTATCTGAGAAAGATCATAAGCTAATTAGTTATCTTGTCAAGCATAAGCATGATGCTGTGTTTAGACATTGTGCTATGACTTTTGAAGTATACGCTCCGCTTATGGTCGCTAGGCAATGGTACAAACATGCCGTTGCTTCTAGTCATATTGAAGATCAAATGGGATGGAATGAATCTTCTCGTAGATATGTTACAGAGAATGAGCAATTCTATATACCCTCTGTTTCTGAGTGGAGATCTGCTCCTGATAATAAAAAGCAGGGTAGCGGTGATGCTTTAAATGAATATTATGGTGCTAAGTACACAAAGAGAATGCAGATGCTCGTAAAAGAAGCACACGACCTATATCTAGAGGCTTTGGCAGATGGTGTGGCTCCTGAGCAGGCCAGACTTTTACTCCCCGCATACTCAATGTATGTTCGTTGGAGGTGGACCGCAAGTTTAAATGCTCTTCTACATTTTATTTCTTTACGACTTGACGGACACGCACAACAAGAGATACAATTATATGCTGATGCTATCTTTCATGAAGTTAAAGATGCATTTCCTATCACTACGACAGAATGGTTATTAAATAGATGACAAATCATATGACAGTTGACGAATGGGTACAATACGGACTTGACCAGGGGTACGCAGATAGCTATTGCTATTTACATGATTCATCTCCTATGACAGATGAAGAAGAAGAGGAATATGTAGTAGAGGGTGGAGATCCTTGCATTCCTACTCTACGAGTTTGGTTGGATCAGGAACAAAATCTTCCTTCTTCCCAATCCCCCAGTATTCAACAGCTAATCCCTTTTGAATAAGAATATCATTTAAGCATTCATTGGATTCTGCGAAATAAACTTTCGCAAGATATCTACCAAACTTTTCTCTCTTATCTTTTTCAGATCTAAGAGTAATAGAAGAACCCAGTGGACAAAGAGCACGCACATAATCTAATGTCTTCCTTCCTAATTCTGTATTTTTTTCGGCGGTATTGATACCAATAAGACGAACACGCTGATATACCCATACATCAAAACCAAGATCAATAGATACATCCATTGTATCCCCGTCTAAGATTCTAACTACCTTAGCTTTATATTCATACATTAGATATCACTGTTCAAGCTACTCATACAAGCTTGACTTGTCATGCCTGCTTTACACCATTGTCATTAATCTTAAGACGCTTTTGTACTTCTTTAACATCTTTAAGTGTGGTATTACGCTTTGCACCACGATCCCAACCTTGGGAAAGCTCTGTATGCATACCATCTTCCTTATTCCACCATTCACCATTAGCAAGAATCCTATGACCATCTGCAGTCTTGTATCGGTCTAAAATGCGGTCTAGAATCGCCATTTCTTCTTTGGTCATGTGGGGCCTTCCATCGGCCTTCAAAACATCGTAGCGTAGGTCTACGGCTGTCCCAGATGCATGATTGCTAAAGCCAGTATTGGTGCGTGCCTCACGATATACCCATGAGTCAACTGGACCCTTGTCAAGCTTAAGTCGCTCAGGCATTTCCTTGTGCCAGTCTGCTAGAAAAGCGGCAAAGACGGGGGCAACGCCTCTACGCAGTCTTACAGTACGGTTTGTACCTGGAATCTTCATTGTCTTGAGTCGTGGGTCGTTGGCGCTTTTAATTGTGGCCCAACCATTAAGTGATGCTCCCATATATTTCATCTCCTTTTAAGATATATTAAAATTATACATCATTTCGAAAAAAAATTTCGGCGGCGGCGCAAATAGTACTCACCCTTCCCATCTCTTCCTAGCTATGGATTCACATAGCGAGAATATGTTCATCTGAACACTATACTCGTCTTTGATCCCATTATCTTCATAGCTTTTTCTTTCGAGCGAAATTTCTTCAGCTATTCTATTTCGCCAATATGTTTCCCAGGCTTTTGATTCTGAAGGAGGATTTGTATATGCAATCATAAATTAATCATATCAGCTGCTTCGCAGCTATGGACCAGAGAATTTTATACCCCCGACTTATGATGTATATGATCTATATATAATGTATGTGATAAGTATCCAGAGAATGATCATTGGTTTATTATACCTATACCCCGATTTTTATAGTTTATGTAGCATATAAGCAACATTAGCTGTCTTTATGTATCCTATGTGATACTTTATACCCTCGTTATCAAAATGTTATATTCCAATATCTACCCGATTTTAATAATTTTTTATATGAGCTATAGGGCATTTTCCAATTTTGAACAAATTTTAATATTTTGCGAATGTGTACGATGCGGAAATTTGAGAACTTGTCAAGTTTTTATTAGTGCGCCCATAAGGGGAAGTGGGGAGGTTATTCCTCCCACACCTCTCCCGTATATTTTTCCCATTCTGTAATGGTCATGAGTCCTTTGTACTCTTCACACTTTGAACAATAGAAAGTATTTGTTAATTCATCACAGAATACACACACCCTTGCTTCCATTTCCAATTCATCAAAGGTATCTAAAGTTTTTACAGGAACTGTCATAATCATTTTGCCTCCCATGTATAAGGATATTCACCAGTAGGTAATTCATCGAATGAGCACCCCGCGTCTAATGCATTTTGGTAATCATTGTTTGCTTGGAATTCTGCACATTGGTCTAGGGCATCTACTCTACCCGCGAGAAAGATTGTGCCTAACATGAATAAAATAAATGCAACACTAACAACACGCTCACCGCGTTTAGTTAATTTCATTTGCCCTCCACTAACTCGAATGATTTAATAGCATGTCCTGCATTTATTATTCCTTGCAGGGTAGCGACAATGAGCCTTGATTCAATGTCAGAGTCACCTAGTCGGTGACTCATGGTGTGTTCACCGTATGGGCCGATAGATGTTACCTTGAGAAAGTTCATGCCCTTACCCACTTTCCATTGACGTTATTCCATTCGCCACAACCTAGACAGTCCATGGCTACTACCCCCGCCTGGGGCTTGCCGTGACCTTGGCAAGGTGTCTTTCGTGTTTTCATGTTCATACCTTATCATAGGGGGCTGACATTTTCGGGAGTATTTCTAAGGGATAACTAGGTAGCATTCATTGCGTAGGATCTAGCACCTATTGGTAATCTAAATGCAGTATATGCGCTTCCCTAGTTATCTCTAAGAGATACTCTCTATTTTGTTATGTCTGTAGACTATCATAGGGGACTGACATTCGATACCCCGACACCCCCTATATATCTATTTAATTTAATAAATTATTGTGTTATATCTCACATAAAATAGACTTGACAAAGTTGGAAAGGCGGGGCGCCCCGCCCTTAGCTGCTTGTTACGAAACCAACAAATAATCCCCAGGTTTTCTACTTATTTAATTTATACATGCACTCTAGTGCTTCACCTAAATACTTTTCTACTTCATTGTAATCCCCGTCAAATAAATTTATCATTGCCCGTTTAATATTATTAGATGCAATGAATTCGTAATCGTTTAGATCTTTATTAGATCTCATTTGGTAATTCCTCTCCACACTTTGAACAAAATACATTTTCATTTTCCCAATACGCGGGACGGTTGCAATGCTCGAAACTAATTTCTTTATCGTCTGTCAATACCCACATGCTATTGGTCAGCAAGATACACCGCCAAAGATTCTGTGAAGTCAAGCATAGAAGTTTTATTCTTTTCAAATGCAAATGAAAAACAATCTATGTTGTTTGGACTATTCCAACCTTCATAGACATTTGCATAGTGTGAGCCCTTAGCCCATACCACGCCGATATCATTTGGCAAGTGTGCCACCATATGGTATTGCTTTGAATATATTTTCACACTGCACCCCTAAAAAATAGATAAGTCATGTTGTAATTGTCTAGGCGGTAGCCAAGGTGTTCCATTGGATACACGTTACAACCTTGAGACATGTCCTCAAGCATTTCATCACCAACGGTTTCACCATTGACTAAATAAACTTCATCACTCAATGGAATAAGTGTTCCCGTTCCTTGGTGGTAAATATATAGTTGTTTCATTATCCTTCACCCTCTTTCAATTCGTCGGGCTCTACATACTCGCCAAGTCTTTCACAATATGCTAGGCGGGGATTCCATTCACCCGCAGAGTTATACCTTTCGCCATACTCCCAGTCAGTCATTAGAATGGCACCTCTACAAATTGAGATTTACCTATCCAGACAGAACCGTCATTAGAATGAAACACCCTAGAACTATCAAAGGCGTTATCCTCAAGCATGAAATAAATATCTAGCCATGCATGTTCAAAGTCCAAAGACATTTTATTATTCATAGAGATGACCTTACCATTGGGGACTGACATTAGCAAGCCACCTTCCATGCATTCCATACTGCTACCTCGCAACGAATGCAACGGTAGCAATCGTCAATAACACCAATGGTATGTGTATCTGAATAATCAAAATCATTAACACATGTGAGGTCTTTCATTTTTCCCATTTTTTTATCCTTTCGATTGAATAATGAAATACTATCAGAGGGGTCTGACATTCTAGACAGAGGCTAGATGCTTGCCAGATTGTCCAAGGGTTTCTACATCGACAACACGCCCAAAGAATGTGGGGTGTTCGGTAGGGTCGCCTGCGGATTCAATACGCACGACAGAGCCATTGGTAAGGGTGATGAGATAAATAAACATTTTATCCTTTCGATCGATTTCTTTGATCTTATCATAGGGGTCTGACATTGACAAAATGAAGGGGGCGGGGCGCCCCGCTTTGCAGCTCTTGTTACGAAGACTCTAAAAAACCCCCAGCTTTTTGCGATTCTGATGGGATTTGAACCCACGACCTCCACCGTGACAGGGTGGCGAGCACTCCGCTGCTCTACAGAACCAAAATGATACGGGCTGGTATTTCAACCAATAAGAATGCATTCTTTTAATTTCCCCGCTGTCGCACCTCGTCTAGGAATTGAACCTAGCAAGACAAGTTTTGGAGGCTCGTCCGTACCCAGTACCCAAGGCTAGGGTGAAAAGGTATCTAGGCTTTATCCTTTTCTTTTTACTTGTAGCGAGACAAAACATTTTTTGTCATATCTCTATGATGTTAGTACACTAGACTACAAGTGGGGAAGCGAGTCATTTTTCACCAGGCTCAACCTAGCGGGTCGCATATCCCCAAGCCACTATTTAATTATTTAGACATTGTATCAAATTACTTGACAGTTGTCCAACGGTCTGCACCATTTACATCAAGCAAAAGAACTGTGCGGCCAAAAGGCTTTTCATGAATTTCTTGAATGATTCCAGTTACGCCTGAAATGCTAGTGGTGAATTCTGAACCTACTGTGATTGTAGACATTTTTCTCCTTGTTTGTTTGTTGAAAGAAAAGCGTATCATGGTGGGGGCAGAATGTCAATACCCTGCCCCCCACCGTTATTGAATTGTTACCAACTTGCGTGGTAACTGAATGACCAACCATGTTCATTTTCTGGAATGATAGTTAGAATATTCTCTATCATCTCTATTGTGTATTTGAGATCTTGGTCGTAGTATTCATCTAACTCATATCCCCCGAAGAAAAATCCTGCCGTAGGCATTAGACCAAACTCATCTGCTACATCTTGCTTGGATACCCCTGCACTTACAGACAGGACAGCCTTGCAAGCAGCAAGCAAATCTACCAACGCAACTCGGGGTACATAAATTTCTTGACATTCATCTAGACCACCTGCAAGGGTATTGACAAACCAACCATGAATAGCGTTGGCCTTGCGCCAATATCCAACGGTAAGAGCAACGCTTGCCCCACCAAAATCAACCTTATCAACAAGACCCTTGGGAGCCAATGCTACCAACGCGGCATAGTCTGAATTTGGAGTGCGATCTCCATTACTCCAGTTATCCTGACTAACATACTTGCGAGCCTCAAGGTACATATCTAGACCCATTTGAAACCACCTTTCCTCGTTGTTGTTAAAGAAAATCTATCACAAATTAAATGCATAGTCAAATCTATTGGGTAACAATTTGATAACGAAAGGGCGGGGCGCTCCCTGTGGATAACTCTGTTACGAAGATGTTATAAAATCCCCTGAAATTTGCATATAAATGTCAGGCCCTTATGCTAGGATAAATCCATGATGAGAAACAAGCCACGCCGTACCCGCGAGCAATTGCAGGCTGTCCTAGAATTGCGACGGTCTAATGCTGCTATGCCCCATAAAAATAAATCTAGATATTCTAGAAAAATTAAGCATAAGTCCTTGACATTTAGCCAATAATAAGATAGGTTAATCTCATGATAAAAATTATTGATTACCCCGTTGCCCTTGCCGAAGTTTCAGAGCATTCATATTACCAATGTATTTTGCAGGCTACCCTCGCACAAGTTGAGGCCGCTAGTGTTTGGTATCACGAGGCCCAGGAAGTTGCGGAAGATGTTGCAGAAAATCTAGGTGTATCGCTTGAGATTGGCGCGTCTATCGTTGCGGCATTCTCACCCCGTGAGCGTTGGTCAAGTAATGTTGCCAAGTCTCTCGCGTTCTCAATGGGTAAGCCCGTAGTGGGGCTTAGCAATAATCTAAAAATGGCAGAGTCTGCAATGACTAAAGGTTTTGATTCTCTCAATGGTCAGAAGACTAACGCATTCGCTCGCGCCATTGCGGGAGATACTGACGCGGTAGTCATCGATGTTTGGATGATTCGTGCGGCACACCTTGACGCAAGCAAGGGTGTAAATAAATCACAATACAATACGCTAGTAAATTCTGTTTGCAAAGTTGCAAAAGAGTTTGGACTAACCCCGCGTACCGCGCAAGCTTTAATCTGGATAGTAAAAAGAGGGAGTGCAGAATAATGAAAGACTACACATTTAAAAATCCTGTAAAAATTAATCACCCACTAGCAGACAAAATTAGTGTGCAAGATAGTGAGAGGCACTACTGTGTTCCTGGAAAGTCTAGCGAAATTGCTTTCTTTATTGGCAAAGATTTTCAGACAGAAATTATTGCAGAGTTTGCAGACTATACACATGCAGAGCCAGACCTAGACACTAGAGTGTATTCTCATGTTCCTAATGAATTAATTTATTCATTTTTGGCTAAGTGGAGGGTGTGAGGGGGGCGCCCCGCTTTTTCTGCCTTTTACGAAGAGCTTTAAAAACCCCCAGAAATTCCTGAAAATATATCTGAAAACTCTTGACAAATGTCAGGCCGTTCTGTTACTCTTAGGTCATAAGAAATTCCAATCTATCAAGGAGACAAAATGGTTGCAGCAGTTGAGGTCGGTCAAAATGGCGAAGCAGCATTCGCGTCTTTGCGCGAACCCGCTTGGCACAATCTTGGCACAGTATTTAATGATGAAGTCACCACGCGGGAAATGCTTGATCTTGCATACCTTTCTAACTGGAATGTTCGCCTAGAGAGTGTCACGCTTCCAGGCCGTTCACACCGCGAATACTTTGCGGTTACTCGTAGCAATCCTTTTGACGGTCATGCTGATGTGCTTGGCATGGTAGGTGAGCGTTACAAGGTTGTACAGAATGAGCAACTATTTAATTTTGCTGACAACATTCTAGACGGTGCTCGTTGGGAAACCGCAGGCTCAATCAAAAACGGTACTGTTGTCTTTGGTTCGCTTGCTCTTGAGCGTGAGTCTGTCATTGACCCTAATGGTGTAGGCGATAAGGTAAATTCATATCTGTTAGTTCACACATCACATGATGGATCGCTTGCTGTGCAGGCTAGTGTTACCCCTGTCCGTGTTGTTTGCCAAAATACTTTGAACATGGCTTTGCAAGGCGTAAAGCAATCCTACAAGATTCGACACACACAGACTGTTGATGGTCGCGTTGCTGTTGCGCGTGAGGCTCTTGGTCTTGCTCATAAGTTTATGGACGAATTCGATAAGCAGGCAGCAGAACTTTATGCACGCGAAGTTAGTGCTGAGAAGTTTTTTGATATCGTGTCTGCTATTTATCCTAAGCCTGAGAAAGATGCAAAGGGCAGCATGACAAAGTGGGAAAATAAAATTGACACAATTAATTCTATCTACACGGGTCCAACTAATAACATGATCGCTGGTACTGCGTGGGGTGCTCTCAATGCAATTACTGAGCGACTGGACTGGTATCGTACTGCTCGCAAGGGCAGCACAGAGTCAATGTCTGCTGCTGCATCAGGTTTTGATGTTGCAACAAATAGTGAAAAGGCTCGCATTCTATCTGCGGTCAGGGAACTGACGGCAGCATAGCCCTAGACGGCGGTGCCCCTCGTAGTAATCCTGCGGGGGGCACTGCTATGTCAGAGAGCTGGGGCGCCCCCCAAATATCTTCTTTTACGAAGACCTTAAAAAATCCTCACAAAATTGCAAAACATTCTTGACTTATCATTGTTTATCATATAGGGTATGTATAACAACAACTAAGGAGAGATATGACTTATCTAGATACCCCCGTTGATACCTCTGATGCCTACACCTACTACTCACCAGATCAGGTAAAGCAAATGGCCTATGATCTTGGTGTTATGGCAAAAGAGAATGAAACCTTCAGACTTGATATAGTTTCTCTTAGGAATACTATTTCTGCTCTTCAACGACAGAATTCATACGGAAACAATCTTATCAAGAATGCAAAGGTTATCATTCTTGAATCATTTAAGGATGATGAGTTTGGCAAAGACAATTTTACTGCTGTTGCAGAAGCCCTTGAGATTACCCTCGTTAATAAGTATGATGTGACTGTTACTGTTACATACCGTGGAACTATTGAGATTCCGATGGACGAGGACATTGACAACTTTGAGAATCATATTTCATTTGAGTTCTCTGCACCCTTCTCAGATGAGTGGAATGTTGATATCTATCAAGATGATATAGAAATTAACTACGACGAGGTTAGTTGGAAGGATTAGTCATGATGACCAAAGATGATATGTTAGAACAGTTTACCGTACTTGGCTTTGCTATGAACATGTGCGTAGTAGAGCGTAAGTCAGATGGGGTGCGTGGCACTCTTGACTTTGCTAACTCCCCTCGTTTATATTTTAACTTTCAGGAGGCATGATGCAAACTAATCCTAGAATACCTAATACAGATAAAGAAGTATTTGCAATGGCATGGATGATTGGTTATATTGGTTGGGCACCAGATGAATTGATAGAGCTTTTTCCTAATGAATCATTTCGTGATTGCCCTGAATTTATTCCGCTAGACCTTGCACATTTCTGGCGGCAAGGCTATGATAGCGGTGTAGCATTCTTTAGTGACCACGCTTTAGATGAGGAGTCAGAATGACAGAAGAAATGACAGAAGATGAATGGTATGAGAAGTACAAACCTATCAAAAATCATTTAGATCCTAATGCTTCTTGGAATGGTGAGATGTTTGAGACATATGGTGAGGAGATTCAGTTTGTTAATAGCCAACCAGATGAGAATGTCTGGACATGGATTGACGGAGAAAATAGGGGTACTTACTTAACATCTGGTCAATCATATGTAAATAGATTAGGATATCTTATTTGTTCTGTGCCTTGGACAGATGGATACCAATGTATTGTTATTGATGAAGAAGAAGAACTCTGTGATGAATGCGGAGAGAATTTTAAGGACGACTGTGAATGTGAATTGGAGGAAGGATAACAATGGAAACACTGCCTGAAAGAATTAACGTTGTTAGATCTATTACTTATGATGTGCCAGCATTGACAAAGGATCTAGAAGAAATGGGTGTAGATCCTATTGACCTTGACACCATCATGGACTATATTACTGAGTGGGTGGAAGAAGATATGCGAGCACCTATCTCACGACACGATATCACTTACCTAGATGAGAACGGACAAGAATTGTGATCCATATCTATGAGTGTACTGATGGAGCAACTACCTACCATGAAGCTTACAAGACTGTAATTGGTGAGGGGTGGGGTGAAGAGTTTATTTGCACCCTGGAGAATCAAAACGAGTTAGACCTATACCTTGACATTGTAAGGCAGATAGGATATGATTTTGTCCTACACACACTAGAGGAGTATGATGAATACCATGTCGCGTTACCCCAGCAAACGGCCTAGCGTAGATTCTGTCAAGTCTTGGGATAATATCTTTGAGGACTCTGCTGATACTTGGAAGGGTCAGAGTGTTTCTGCCAAGGTAGAGCGTGGCTTCCCCTTCCCTGACTTTTATCGTGTGACCTATACGATTGACGGTGTAAAGAAGTCTAAGTTGTTCTATGGTGAGTCTGCTCACAACACTACTGAGATGTTTGTATATGACATGGGTATCTACAATGTATCTGGGAGGATATAATGTCTAAGTATCTTGTATCATGGAATGAGATTGACACGCTAAACACTACCGTTGAGGCATCTTCCAAGGAAGAGGCTATTGACAAAATTCTCAATGGAGACTATGATAGCGAAGAAGTAAATAGTGTTGGTATTTCATTTGATGGTGATTCAATAGATGCAGAGGAGATGTAATGAACATAGAAGAGATTAATTACACAATTTTATCTGGTGAAGCAGACGAGTTTCTAGATGGTATCGTTAAGGCAGTAAAGATTCGCAAGGACGCACTCAAGCCTCAGATATGGGAGTTCCAGATTGGTGATAAGGTAAAGATCATCAATGCTAATCCAAAGTATCTTAATGGTTCTACTGCAACTATAACAAAGGTTAATAGAACCAAGGTTGTTATTGATCTTGATACCCCCGCTGGCAAGTTCTCTCGCAACATCACTACCCCTCTTGGAATGCTAGAGAAGATTTAATGTGGGTAGTTAATGATCTCATGCTCATAAATTTTATAGAGCCAGGGGATGTAGTAAAAATACATGACAAAGTTGTTCATGTAACAAAGATAGATATCCAAACAGATATAGTAATTGTCTTTGGATATGATGATGGATGGGGAGAAGATGCTATATGGGAATATCCATCTGATTCTATGATTGAAGTAATGATAGAAGATTAATTGGTGTGGGGGGCATAGCTCAGCTGGTTAGAGCCCCGTGCTCATAACACGGTCGTCGTAGGTTCAAGTCCTACTGCCCCCACCACAATTTTAAAGGGGGCGCCCCGCCAAATCTTTCTTTTACGAAGGACTTGCTTTTTCCCCAGAAATTTGGTAGTATCTGTTTATCAACAAATGAGATGGAGATAAAATGGCAACTATGGCAGGTACACAAGAATTTATGGAAGCACATAAAGATCATTCTTTATCTATGCAAGTAGTTGAATCCTCTCAAGCAACATATGATGTAGACATTCAGAAATTACATAATCTTCATTTCTACGCCTGTCTTGGAGAAATGGATAATAGAGAGTTTATGGACAACACTCAGAGTTATTATTTACATTGTCTTGACTGTGATATAGAAGAAGAAATAAATCCAGGGGAAGTTATTGAAGATTAACCCTTGACAATCCAGTAACAAATCACTATAATAATACAGTTGGTAACTAACAAACAAGGAGAAATATCATGGCAAACAAAAACATCAAGAAGTTCACTTACCTTGAGAAGTGGGATACCCGCTTTGGTGAGCAGGAACGAGTTGTGATCCGTCAGGCTGGTAAGTTTGTTGATTCTGTAAACCTTACCTCTTTGCGTAAGGCTCCAAAGGTCACCTCCCGATAACCAAGGATGCTAACGGGGGCTGGCGGTTGCGACTGTCAGCCCCCTGTTGTATCATTGGTCTTGGAGAGGTGGAAGTATGACATGGGTAAATTCCCGAAGTATATCAACAAAGTTAGTAAACATCTTTTCGGATAACAAAGTAATGCCTAGCGAATGGCGTTACGCAATACCGATCTACATTGTTCAGCAACCGTTGCCAGTAGTAATAAATGTAAAAAACTTTATAGATGGTATGCAAGAGCATATAGAAATCTATGGAGTTGAGATACCACCAGAAAGATTGGCAACAGACGCTTACAGTTTAGATTATCTACTAGAGTAGGGTAAAGGGTGGCCCCCATTGTATATGGGCTCTGGGGGTCACTCACCAACTAAGCGAAAGGTATGTCATGGGATATATCGGTGGTACACAGGAATTTCTCAAGCAGCATGTAGGACACAAAGTATCTATCTCTGTTCTTTCTACTATTGACAACAAGTTTATTGGGACTATTGAAGAGACCCCCTCTGGATATGTTGCAGGTTGTGATGAGAAGAAAGATGCAGAGTGGGTACAAGATACAGGTATATATGTCTATTGCCAGGAATGCAAGGTAGAGGAAGAACAAGTTAATTCTACAGATGTAGACTATGAATCTTTTGCAGACTAATATCAAAGAGGAAGAGGATGGGTAGGAGCTGCGGCGGGGCGCTCCCCACTAAATAAAAACATTACGAAGGACTATAAATATCCCCAGGTTTTGGGGCGCTCTCTATATCTATAAGACATTACGAAGGGCTTGAAAAATTCACGGGTTTCTGATATGATTGACATACATATGAAATGGGGAAGATATGAATAAGGGTGATGATATTATTACTACGTTTATAGGAGGATGTTTTCTTCTCTTTACCCTGGGTATTACGACCATCCTATTTTTTTCCTGGATATTTTCATGACATGTATTGTAGCTATATCAGATAATGGTAAAGTATATATGGGTGGAGATAGAGGGCATTCTGATTCCCATACCCTGGTTTCTTCTACCCAACCTAAAATATTTGATGTAGGATCTTATCTTATAGGATATTGTGGTAATAGTGGTATAGGTCAAGCTGTTATATATAATTTTCAATACCCCGCCGTTGGCAAGACTCACAATATAGATAGACATATGCTGAAGGTATTCATACCAGCTCTTAGATTATTCTTTAAAGAGAATGATATCAAGATTCCAGAAGATGATGATAATAATGCAGGGTTTATTATAGGGGTCAAGGGTAGAGTATATGAAATAGACATCTCTGATTTCCAATGTGTAGAATATGAAGAAGTATCTATAGGTAGTGGATCATCATATGCATATGGTTCTTTATATACATCTATAGATCTACCCGCAAAAGCCAGGGTAGAGAAAGCAATCCAAGCAGCTACTAACTATTCCCCTACATGTAAAGCTCCAATAGATATACTATATAAGTAATATAAAAAAAGATTACGAACTGCCCCATTTTTCCCTGGAATCTGGGGTTTTTTATATGTTTTAATATGTTTTCTATATCATATGAGAGAGAATTTGTCAAGTAAATATGGGGGGAATATGATTACGATTGGGTAACAAAATGGCATAATCACCCATTTCACTCCATTTCTAACCATATTACTCCATATGTCAATAAACTGTAACTCTTTTAGCCTATTTATTCTTCCTTGGAGACACATAAAGATAGGGTGATTCTCCTATATCAGAGGGTTTAATATCTCCATACATCTTGGCAATATGTGTCTTATCATGCTTCTTTACTTCTGATAAGATGTATTCTATTACTGGGGAATGATCATCTATTTCACTCCATACCCGTTTTTCTACATGCAGGCTCCAGTCACATACTGGGCAATCAAAATCTTCTATTTGGGTGTAATCACTCATTAATAATTCTTTCTATACGTTTGGCAATATCATTAATTTCTATCTGTACCGCCGTGTCTGCCCATCCCCATGCATAAGAAGATTCAATAAGAGAAGATAACCCATTGAGGACATATTCCCACTCATTAAGAGAAAGATCAATGGTTACATTGCTAGGAAAAGAATGTGGGTAGGTGTCCATAGGTTGGGGGTTGGTCTCTATTTCACCCGCCGCCGAAATTAAAGACGTATCTAATTCCATATTACAATTCCAACATTTAATCATTTTTTTCACCGAAGTCTCTTCTTTTAATTCCTTTAACATATCCAGCTCTAAAGCCCACTTCATATTCATCGGCCCGAACTTTACGGATAAGAGTACACAAATGACAAAATTTCATGGTTGGATCTGCTTTGTTCATACAGAACTTATCGTGTTTCATAACTCTCCAATCCAATCAGAGTTTTGTTCTTTACAGGGGATACATATCCAGGGAGATGATATTCCTCCTGTACCACAAATGATACACGTTTTTGTATAGTGTGTTTCTGCATCTGTGTACCCATCTAAATACCCTTTTGCATATTGAGCTTTTATCTCATAACTATTTTCTTTAGCAATTTCTTTACGCCAATAATCCTCAGACTGATTACGAATTGCTTGATCAAATGATCCTAAAAGCATTCCTACTTGTGCATCTATATTTGGATTACGAAAGATATTAAATCTCACCTATTCCTACCCTCTTACAGCCCATGAATCACGTTCTTTAATTGTCTTATCAGCACACTCTTGACAATAACCAAAGTACCAATATTTATGTACACGAATTTCTACATTTTTATCCCAGCCACTAGCACCGCAAAGTTCGCAAGTTTTAGAGGCATTAATTTCTGCTACTGTGACAATATCATCCATAATTTCACGACGAATATCACCGTAGGATATTTCAAGGGATTGGTCATAGTAATATCTCAGACCACCAAACTTTTCTTTGATCTGAGAAATTTTATAATCAGGATCAATATACTTTAGTTTCCTATGAGTATCATTGATGATACTCTTCCAACCGTCATTACACTCTAATCCATAAGGCTCTGGGTAATTCATCTCCACTCCTATACTCCGTTAAGTTCTTGTAGTTTTGCTATTGCAGAGTTCCATCCGTCAGAGAACCCTTCATCATAGGTCTTATCTTTTCCATGACTCTTCTTGTCCTTATAATGATCTCTAACCCTATCGATCAAATTACAATAGGCACAATTCTTTCGCTCTTTAATGTGTGGGTTTGGTGTTGGACAAAGACCATCATGCCCCTTCATCTTGCATCTCTCTATCTCCTATAGTTACAAAATACATAACCTTAGACGATTCTACCATAGCCGTAGAACTTTTTCCTAAAAAAGTATGAGGAATAGACCACCAGCCCTGGTATCTAACAGGATTATTGCACACATCTTTAATTACAATCGGTTTATTACCCTCAAGATATATCCAAAGGTCAGTAGTCTTATCTTCTTCTAAATAAAGATTAAGTTCTGCGTAGTCATGCATTTTTATTGATTCTGTCCCATAAAACATCCATAAACTCTTCATTATCTACCTCGCCAGGATTAGAAAGACATTGTGAGATGAGCTTCCAAATACCCTCGCTTCTCTTGAAGTTCTTTACAGTTCCCTCACGTTCTCCATCAAGGTCATCTGAATAAACAAATCCGTAATCCGCATAGTCAACGTCACCTTCACCATCGTTAGCCAATACAAACTTACCAATTGTTTTTGAATTATCTTCTTCCCCAAGGGGTACAAGATCTACTGTAACTCTAATCATAAAGGACTCCTAATCCCATAGTTCTGTAAAATGATCTGCTAACCAGTGTACACTAGCTTTGATATCTTTGTCAAGTACCCCGCCAGATTTTTTGACATCTTCTTCATCCCAAGCAAGGCCATTGTTTAGATATTGTGTGAAAATTGAAATGTGGTTTAAATAATCAGTATTCCTTCTAATCACCATGGCATCTATATCTTCACAATGAGGGTCGCTAGGGTCGCTGTAATCCATTGAGACACCATGACCTTCGTGTATATACCAGTCAAGAGCTCCCGCAAACACTCCCGACAGATAGGTGTCTGCATTCCACATGTCTCTATCACTGTACCCTCGCCTCGCACGCTGATACCACCACTTGGGAGTACGAATGGCATTACGAACACTACGCTTAGTCCGTTGATAAAACCACTTTATGCGTAGTGTTGCTTCTTCTAATATATCCATGCCTAAATTCTACTCTTCTTTGTTAGTTGTGTCAAGGTATGTTAGTGGGGTAACTTTTCTTTTCTTCCATTTAAGAATCATAGATCCGTCTTTTCCTATTTTCCATTTACCTGAAAACTCCTTCATGTTAACCTCCTGTTAATGTAATTAAATTACTATAACATACCAAGGTTAACAAATCTTTTTATGAAGCGTTTCTTAGTCCATTCTTTATAAAATAAGATAGCTCATTGCAGTCAGCACACGGATCAATTGAATGTTCACATGCCCAAACTATTTCTTTAGATATTCTTTCTCTCCAGTAGATTTCTGGATCTCCGTCTTTTCTCATAACTACCCCTGAAAAATGATCTCACATAAACATGTGGCAGTTATATTATACCTCTTAGTTAATCATCATCTTCATCAATATTCTCAATATTATGGATTAAATATAGGTCTTTCATCTTACCCATTATAGATACCCATCTCTTTTCCACTCTGAATAGCCCAAAGAATCTTTAGAAAGATATTTGTCTTGTACTAAGGGTACGTTGTTTGCTGAGTAAGTGACTGGGACTTCCTTATGCTTATCAGCCTTTGCCTGATATTCCTTTTGAATTGCCCAATCCAATGCCGATGCAATGCTTTCTGCGGTAGATGTAAAGGCAATTACAATATCTGCAGGGTGATTCTTGCTACCCTTCTTAAAATAATTCTGTTCATGAAGAGTATCTACTACCATTGCAGCAAACTCTTCTGTTGTCATATATAAATTACTCATTATTCTCCTTGTGACATTTACAACCACATTTCCCGTGATTGAATTGATACCTACATCCCTCATGATCTTGTGTCATACACCAACCAGAGGGGCGGGTTAGTTGTCTATCTGGTGTATCTTGGAAGAGATTTTCCTCTTCTTTCCTTCTACTTGCCATTTATGCTATTAAACTTCTGCTCAAAGTAGCTGTCGATTCCATCCATCTCATTCTCCTTTTCTAGGTTCGTATACATATAATACTAGACTGTTGCCAGCTTGTCAATACCCTGAGAGAGAAAATCTTCACTTTTATGGGTAGGCCAATAGTAGTTACACTTGTCACAACAAGAAATAAAACTATCAAACATAAACTCTGCATAGTATTCTGGATCTTTACGATATAGATTATTACGATGAGACTGATGAATTCTTTCATCCCCCCACCACTCAGGCATAAGAATGTTTCCGCCACGATCCCAGTTAGATTCATGCATCTGTGTGATTACATCCCAATTTTTTGTAGTTGAAATACCACGGGAATCACATTCTATTTTAATAGCTTCTAGATAGGAGTGTAAAGCATTCTCACGGTATCGCCACATGAGAACAGCAGGGTGATTGACCCAGGCACCTTTTCGCTTTCCTGAAACAAGTATTCCGTAAATTTGACGACCTTCTAACAACTGTTTGTTAAGTCTCTTGTTATCTAGTACAGCAGCAGACTCAGCAAAGTCTGGGTAGGGGACAAATGTTTGCATACTATAATCCTTCAACTAGGTCTAATGGTGTTGGGGCAGTCAGTTTAGTATCACAATAGGCACACTTACAGTCAAGTAAGTATCCTATAATTTCATAATCCTCATCAAACTGTACTTGGACGGTAAATAAATCTGATCCACATTTAACGCATACCCTAGTTGGTATACCCCTACAATCCAACATGATCAATACCCTTCGTAATATGATAGAAGAAAATCTTCATCATCATAGTATGACTCGTCCACTTTTCTAATTTTACAGGAATTATATCTTATTGTCAAGGCTGATTTAATAAGTAAAGGATAGCTCTTTGTAAAGAACTTATTTCATCTTTAAACCCGCCAAGAGATGTGTTGCACAAGCTACACAATAGACCTCTAACTTCTCCTGTGGCATGATCATGATCTACAACAAGATCTTTTTTGTTTTGACAGATCCAGCACTTGCCTTCTTGCTCAACAAAGATCTCTGTGTATTTTGCTAATGTTATATTGTATTTTCTCTTTAAATACTTTTCTCTTACGGCTTCTGGATCTCTAGCTTTTTCTCTACGCATTCTATCTTTACGTTGTTTGTTGTCACATGCCCTGCACTCTGGCCTAATTTCTCCAGGTTTAGTAGAATTTTTTGCAAACTCAAGCTCAGAAAGAATTCTTTTACACACATAGCAGTATTTTTCTGTAGGTGCTGGAAACAAAACTTCCTGATAGCTTTCCATTACATTAAATTCCTATTTGGAATCTTTCTGTTTTCTACACTAAGCAATTCTCCTCTATGCTGTGCCTGCAAATCTTTTCTTACCCATGTCATTCCATAGGTATCTTCTAGATTTTCGACACCCTCGCGGCGTTTTAATCTTTCAGCCATGGACTGGAATGTTGGATCATCACTAAGATTTAGGTTTGCATTATGAGACCATGGCAAGTCGTAGTAAGCTGGTGCGTTGACTAAAAGCATTCCCGCAGTGTTCCAATGCTCCTCCAACCTAGGACTTGCATTTATTAATTTTCCAGTGAGGCCGTAAGCAGGAACTGAGACACTAACTAATGGATGATCGACCTCTAGCATTCCACCTATCAGTTCTGGCTGAAGAATCATATCTGAATCTACATAAAGAATAGCATCGTAACTAACAACACCTTCTTGTGGTGTTGCTTCTCCCCAATGGTGACCAGACATAACTCTTCTTCTTTGAGCAAACTCACGAATAAGATTACGACCAGTCTCTATTCTTATCCACCTATTTTGTGATGTTACTTCAGACTGCATATCATTTATAGAGTATGTCCAATAGTCCCCTGACACCTCCTTAAGGGCATCAATAACTCTTCCGAATGGTTCTAGACCTCTTTCATCCAATTCAAATGATGCAAAAAATTTAGCATTAGGGAACTTTTCCATAATAGAAAGTCTGTTGTCTAGCCACGACATGTCCTCGTTTTTATCACACTTCCAACCTACAAGTGGTGTTCCAATTACAAAGTGCTTACTGTAATCTATTTCCTTAAACATTTTTGCTCCTATTTCTTATTATCGCTGTAGCTGATAGGGGGCTACTTCTTTCTCCCCGAATAAATATTCCTACTATCTCCATATTCTTATCGATGTACTCTTTTTGCTCATCTGTTGAGTAGGGAGAGGTCCATCCATTTACATTAAAACCTTCTAAAAGGTCAAGGGTATTGATATCGTTTGGTGCAAGAAAATGTTCTCCGCACCATGGAGCATGAAGATCCTCAATGACATATAATTTTGAAAATTTAAAAAGAGTAGAGAAAGAAACTTGCATCATCTGTGCCGTGTGCCCACCATCATCTAGAATAACGTCATACTCTCCTGTAATGTTGTTAAGCATCTGATCAACATTAAGTTGGTCAACTATTCGTATATCGCATCCATTAATCGGAGTACTTGGGTTAATATCCCAACCCTCAGCTATAGAAGCCTTTGGCAACCATTCTCTCCACGCTTTCAATGACGCACCAGACTGTACACCTATTTCTAAGAACCTTTTGATGTTTTTGCGATCAAAGTGCTTTTCATAAAAGTTCATGTACTCATGGTAAGTTGATTTATCCGTTCCATGCTTTAGTCCTATTTCATGAAGATTCATTTGACAACATTCACCTGTTCTATGTAGTCAGAGCACACTCCATAAAAAGAATTTGGCATTCTTAAGTCTTTATATTGTTCTCCGCGTTCTGGTAAAACAACTATGCACTTATCTGATTTTATTTCTTTTCCTGGGTAGGCCCAGATAAAACCCTTACTTGTTAAGACTGCATCATCTTCGTTGTGGCTAAAGCAATTATAATAGTCGCTTCTTCTACAAAAGTCAAGGGCTAGAAGATTTTTACAATGAATCCATGCATGATCTCTAATACTATTAAGATAGCGTTCACTAATTTCATATTCAAGCATGTCGTGACCTAGAAATAAAGAGCCTTCCATTAACCACAAATCAATTTCAACATCATAGCCAAGCTCTAAGGCTTCATTTAAATACTCTGGAGAATTTTCTCTATCTATATTTGGACCGCTAATGTTTCCTCTATGAGAAATCAGTTTCACTTCTCTACCTGCACCCAAATCCAGTTTCTGTGATTATCTCCTGGACCTGTTGGTCGAATGTCTGATTTATAATTTTTAAATCCAATCTTATTAACTAGGTCATCGGATAGTTCAGATTCATCAGTAATGCTTACATCTGCATGACCATTAGTAGTGATAGCATCATAAACATTATCATAGTACCCTGCAGTTTCTGTGTGAACTTTTCCACCATAGCCCATTTGGAAACAAAGTTTGCCACCTGGCTTAAGAATTCTATAAGCTTCTTTAAGAATGTTAAATCTAATTTCATGCACACAAATATGTTGAAAACAAATAACTGCAAAGAATACGTCATAAGTATTATCTTTAATCATACTGAGACTGTCTCCAGGTGTGAGGTAAAGGTTTGGCAACTCAATTCCATTATGCTCAATATTAATTTTAGCTTTATCTAGATTTGTCTGAGCAATATCTACTCCATCAATTCTTCCAAAACGATCATGAAATTCAATAATGTTTCTCCCTGGACCACAGCCATAGTCTAAGGCTACTAGGCCACTTGTATCAAAGTCTTTAAAAAGGTATGTGTCATAGTCAGGCCAGTCATTATGGGCATCATATGATCCAACAACAGGGTCTCTATATGTTAGGGACCATGCTTCTGCATACCCTTCATAATGATCGCTCTGCATCTTTAGATAATCTTTTTTATTTTTCATCATGCGTCCCTGTTGTTTTCTAAATAGTAATTTAAATCTTCTGGAGTTCCAATGCCCCACATTTTATCAATATTTTTTATTTTTACTTTCTTTCCATCAAGTATTGCCTCATTAAATACTGGGCAAACATAGAACTCGTTGTTTGTTCTAATATCCTTGTCAATCATCTGCTCCGCATACCTAACATAATCTGAGCCATGTCCCCAATAATATACCCCAACGGTAGCGATATCAGAGATGGGGGTTTTTTCTGCAACCTCAATAACAAATCCATCATCTCCTATTTTTGCATAAGACCACTTTGGATGGGTTGACTTAAATGTCATTATGCCAGCATCTGTATTTGATGCAGTAAAGGAATACATGGCTTCATTGGCATCCCATTCCATAATCTGATCAGAGTTGGCTATCATCAATGGGTTATCATTGTCTATAAGATTTTTTGCTAAAAGTGTTGTACATGCCGCACCCTCTGTTACCCCATCCACCTGAATTATGTCGCACCCTGGAGCAATAAGACTAAGAACTTGTTTAAGATTATACTTATCATAGTGCTCCCTTTGCACCAAGAAGATGTAGTGGGCATCTATGTTTAAGTTTTCTACAACAACCTGAATCATTGGCTTGCCGTGAACTTCTACAAGTGGTTTGGGGAAGGTGTACCCTGCTTGCGAGAACCTTGATCCTGCTCCAGCCATTGGAATAAGGACATTCATTTCTTTATTAATCCATGGCATTGTTATTTGTCCATTAACTTGATCAATCATACCCATAAACCTTTCATAATTTAAATCGTCAGCATTCTTTATTGGATATAGTGTAGCACCTGATGCCTTTGCACCCTCCCTACCAATATGGGAGTCTTCAACAATAATGGTATCTCTTGGGTGGGCATCAAGGGTTGCCATGCACTTCCAATACATTTCTGGAAATGGCTTGTGGTGTTTTACATCTTCATTGCTAACGATGTAATCTACTAAAGGAAGGACACCAATAGCATTTAAAGAAACCCTTACTGTATCTCTAATGCTATTACTTGCTACAGCAATTTTGTATCCTCTAATACGCAACTGGTTCATAATTGCCATTGCTGTTTTATTATATGGAAAATCTTCTACCATTCTTAAAGTTTCTTTTTGCTTCATCATCCACACACTTGCATGATCATTTTCTGGAAGACCTCTTTCTTCCGTAAGCATGGAGAGCTTTTTGTTTGTGCTCAATCCATCATACTTTGAGTGATGATCTTCTGGCGATATAATATATCTAATATCAATTTCTTTTAGTGCATTATTTAGTGCATCAAAGTGTAATTTGCGTGAGTCCATTAACACACCATCAAGATCAAAAATAACTAATTTATTCATCGTGGTGGTCCCGCATGTCTATGCCACTTGTTATGCCTAACAATTGAATTTTCATTACATTTCATAACATATTTATTACGAACACGCATTGACCACTCCACATCCTCTTCTTCATTCCATCCACGGGATTCATCAAGGGGTTCCTCTATCATGACATGCCTCTTCACCATAAAAAACCCTCCAGAAATATACATGTATTGTGTTTGTGACCAATCATTATAATTAAGAGACCAAGCTCTTCCATGTCCAGGTTTATCCCATAGGGACCAGTCCATAGGATTACGAGAACCAGTAATTAAATACTGTGGACAAGAACAAATATCCCAGTCTATTCCAAAAGTTTTAAAAGCTTCGTACCAACCTGGGTCAAAGACATGGTAGTCATGCAGAAGAACTACGTTATCATATCTAGCATTCTGGACTATAATATTTTTCTTACGAGTAATCCACTTTGGTTTTTCATTTTCATCAAAGTCTATGATACGAATATCTTCTCCATCAATACCGCTTGAGTCTCCACCGCCAACAAAGATAATTTCATACTCAGGGATATTAAGATTACGAATGGACAATATTATCTCTTGAAGTCTGGCCTTATCTTCATAGACAGTTATTATTCCAAAGGTAAAAGGTATTTCACTCAATTTTCTTCACTCCCTAAGAATTCATCAAGGTCTTCATATTCCCCATCTGGGTCTACCGCAAACAAGCTACAAAGGAATTGCCAAGTTTCTTCAATTAAAGATAAACCCTCTAATGTTGGGTCGGCAAGTTTATAGGATACTGATTGTGCAAGGGGTATTCCAAGGTTGTTGTATGAAATAAAATCTTCAACTTCTGCATCATCAATGAAGATATTTTTTAAGAAATGTTCTCTGATAAACTCTTCAATGATGTCACACTTTTTTTCAATTTCCATAATAGCTCCCTTGTTTATTGTTAATTATACAGTAAAGGGGCAGATCATTTCTGACCTGCCCACAATACTATCGGTATTTCTTTCTTAGCTGAGGTCTTAGCCCTGCCTTTACCAACGCTTGATATTCAATTGAATAAACTTTTTCACTTGAATCCCCTGGCTTTCCTCCTAGAGACTTTCTCAAGTTACTAGAGGCTGCAGTAAAGGACCTTTCCAAACGATCAGCTTCGTCTGGACCTACCACTACTCACCCCAGGGGTTGTCTATGTCTGGCATGACTTCCGACTTTAATGTTGAGGAAGCATTGTCGCTTCCCCTAGAGATTATTGATGGACCAACGTCTGTTGCCTCAATTTCATAAGCGTAACCATTTGTTCCATCTTTACGCTGAAATGATCGGCCCTTTAGCTTTCCATGAACAATGACCCTCTGCCCTTTCTTAAGTGACACAGAGCCTTCAGCAAGCTTCCTCCAACAAGTAACATCAATGTATGTAGTGTCAGAGTCCTTCCATTCACCGTTAGCATCCTTGATACGCTCGTTGCTTGCAATCCTAAGCTTAGCAAGCTTATGGCCCCCAGCATCCTTTGTTTCTGGATCTGCTACTAGATTTCCAATTACCGTAATCATACTCATTTTAAGAATCCATTTCCTCTAGTTTTTAATTTACTTGGTAGTGTGTCACCAGTATCAATGACTGGCTCTAGTGTAACCTTAACTCCGAAAGAAGTCAAGGCTTTTCTTATTTTTTCTAAATAAGCTACACAACGAATTCTTTCTGATTCGTTGTAATAGCCCCATTGTGACTCATAGAACCTGACTGCAATGAATCTGTTCCTTGGGTCAAGATCGTACTCAACTATGTCGATTACGAATTCATGTGGTGGTTTAATTGATCTTACTGCTTTTTGCATAGCCAATGTATAAATCATTTTGTCTCCATAGTTATAGATGACCAAACATTAAACCATTTATTCTTGTCTTTATGATTGTTAAATTCTTTTGATATCTTACCCTTTTCAAAGTAAACCCCTCCCCAGACTCCCCACTCTTGCCTACTAATGGCACTTGCAAGGCACTGCCTTTGTACAGGACAACTTTGACATAAAGAATCTATTGCTTGTCTTAAATCAAGGTCCTCTTCATATTTATCAAAGAAGAAGTTTGTATCTAAGTTTAAACATTTTGCGTCTAGCTTCCAATCTTTTTTAGGCATCACATCACCGACTCAGGAAGATCCCAACCCTGATCGATGCATGGGTAAACTGTTTTCCTATACCACTGCATCGTTGACTTATCAAAGAATCCTACATGCAAGTACTCTGCATAGTCATCTTTTACAAGGTGAATTATATCCCACCCATCCCAAGATAAGCTAGAGTTTTTACTTACAATCTCTTCAGCATCATTCTGATTGGATACTATCATTGTTGAATACCTTTCCAGTTATGACATATACAAAATATATCACCAGTAGCTCTAGGGCAAACCATAAGATAAAACCTATCTGATTGGTAGCAATTCCGTACCACAAGATAGTAACCATATGAATAACCCACGCTATTATTAACAGGACGAACTTTTTAATACTTGATTTTTGAAACATTGAAGAGTACACCATTATGTATAAAAGTGCAACTGCTCCAAAGACTATAAGAGACCAGGTGTTAAGACTCATAAATTTCCTCTATTGTATGTATTACTTTCTTTATACCAGAGCTTTTAATAAGCTCGTTGCAGACACAACATGGTTTACTATTCCTGTCTATACCCTGCCGATTAACCCTTGCAACATAAAGAATGGCTCCTCTAGAATTGCTACCTGCTTCACGCAAGGCAACTTCCTCAGCATGTCTGGAGCAATGAACCTTGATAAGTTCTTCTGGAATGTTGTGAGGGTGATTCTTAAATCTATTAAATCCTGTACCAACAACACGACCAGACTTTACAATGATTGCTCCATGCTTTTTGTTTTCCTCAGATTTCTCAGCAAAGTATCTAGCCATGTTAAGAAATGAAACATCTTTGTTTGATAGCATTATGATCTAAAGATCCCTACTTCAATTCCAGCAAGTTCTGCTTCAGCGGTAATTCGTGAAGGCTTGTCATTTTTATTTGCAAAGTGGGCAAAATAAGAAACGTAAGATATATTCTCAGATATATAACTTGCTGGCAATTTTTTAAAAATAACTTTGAACCCTTTTTGTTTTAGATAATTCTCTGCAGAGTTACAAAAGGCAGCAGTAAAGCTATTAATCTTATGTGGTCCAGCAGACCATACCTCTATAACGTTTTCATTATTAGGCTGTGAAAGTGCTACACCCATAGCTCTCATGAATGTTTCATAGTCTGTAAAACCCTTGGTTCCCTCAACTGCAATAATCATTTTTATACTTTCTCTAGTCCTGCAATAATTTCCATAATTTCAGACGGTAGTAAATCAGAGTTGAGTTCGTCAACTTTAGATCCACTATCAACGTCTACTGAGGAGTTCCTGTAGGGTGCTCTCATAAGACTATCTTTTTGTTTCCAATACGCCATCTTATTATATACATAAATGGGTATGATGTCAATAGTTTCTTCTACTACCTGTTCACTATTCTTGCATTTAAAAAGAAAAATACTAAAAAGTATAATCTGTGTAATAGCGATGGGAATCCATATTAAAAACATGGGGGTCATAATTAGCCCTCTTTCATGCTGTCAAGGATCATTAACAGTCTGTTTAGGTCTCTTTGAGTCAAAGAATGTGCATCTATTGGCTTGGCATTTTCATTATTAATTTGCCCGTTTACAACTTCTGCTTCGTAAAAAATATTATCATGAACCCAATATGCTTTTCTTTCTAATATTGCGACACGAATAGTATTTTTTCTCCTTATTCTATCTAGTTGACTTTTTGGAGAGTTGTCATTGAAAATTGCTTCAAGGTCATGAATCATTGGTTCCATTCCAATGTTCCTGTTCTGGATGGACATAATTCTATTTGACTCTTGCTTTAGAGCCTTTAAGGATGGATTCAGGCGTGATTTGATCGTAAACAAAATCATGCTCAAATTTATTACGTTTATTGCGACTATGCTTAACCATGCTTTGTAGATTACTGTGCTGTCCTTCATCCATTACATCTCCTTTAGTTAGATATATAATATCTTTTTTTTACTCTTTTGTCAAGTATTTTTCAAAAGAGAATGGTGAGTCAATCCAAACATGTTTTTTTGATTCTCTATTAGCTATGGCACGAGACCAAGAAAACCCTGCATCTCCACCCCAGGCATCCCACATAATGCGACCATTAGAAGGATTGCTTGTATTATAAAAATCTTTTCCCTTTTTATCAACTTCATGACGAGCAAAGAAAGAGTACATTCGCTTTACTGTTGATAAAGACATTGCCCTACCTGCAACAATATCTGAAGCTCTTCCCCAACCAATAGGGGTTCCAGCACCTGTAGCCTTGCCCTCTTCTTTCCATCTAAGGGCACGCCTTGCTGCTGCTTTCATTCCAGCAGTTGGGCTATAGGTTTCTTCTGCCATGCTCTTCATTCCTGAAAAGATTTAGTGAGATCGGGGCATTTCCTCTTGTATTAACTCTTTTTGCATGAGCTGGCATATTAGAGAAAATTGAAGAAAGATCTTCTGGAACTTCTATTTTTTCTGAGCTATCACTTTCAAGTACTGGAGAGTTGTCAACAATCTCTTCTGTATCCCATGCTGAAATAGCTTCTTTAATAAGATCAATGTTTTCTATTGACTTACCCATAGCTCTAAGGGTTCCTACCTTGTGACCGACTCTAGTGTCTGTTGGCTTGCCATCTCTGTATAGTCTGATTACTGCTGCTGGGGCTTCTGGAGTACCTGTAATTGTAAAGTCTGAGTTTGGAACATTATACTTACCATCTCTAATAATTCTTTCTACCTTACCAGTTGCCCTACCGCCACTTGAGTTCCAGGAAACCATTTGTCCTACACGAACAGAGTCTGCCTTACCCATGTCATCCATGTCGTGGTCCATGTCCATATTATCATTCATATTGTCATCCATGCTGTCATCCATGCTGTCATTCATATTATCATCCATTTCTGTATTTACTAGTCCATCTGGAATGGCTGCTAGTCTACACTTTGAGTTTTCTTGTATTTCAAAGGAAAGCAGTTTACATCCTAAAGTACCTTCTGCTTTATCATAATGAAAGGCACAGTTTCCACACTTGACGCCTATATTTGCAACTTCATTTTCATTAGGCAACTCATATCCAACCCACACACCTGAAGATGCCTTATCGAATGGGCCATACTCTTCAGCGATTCTAATCAAAGAGTTATAAAAAGCTTTCTCTTGTGGAACAAGAAGATTAAAAAGATCTTCAGGATTCATATGTTCAGCTTTATTTACCATTTCGTAATCAGTAAATCTTTTTTTCTTTTTTGGCTTTATTGCTTGAGGATATTTATTTGGAGTAACTTCATTTGTAATTACTGCCTTGTCAGATTCGGAAGCATACAAAGCTGCCATTTGGTCTTGTGCTGCTGACTGACTAGAATGACACCCTTCGATCTCAGTAGTTCCTTGTTTTACTACTGCATACCCAGCACAACCACCGTAGTTTTGTTTAATTTCCCAGGGCATTACTTGCTTACCTCAATGCATCCATCTTCACAAATGGTTACATTACCCTCCCAATTGTCCTTGACAAATCTTTCAAACTTTCTGCGCTCTAGCCCACGATTACTATTTATCTTAACGCAAACTGAGTTATTTTCTGGATGGGTGCCGCAAACTTCCATTCCTTCATAGTCTCTTAACTTATCAATGTTGAGAACCATATCTTCATTAGTTACTTTTGCAAAATTATTCTTAAAAATTTTATTAAACATGAGATTATTATACCACCAGAGCGTGGGGTTTTGATTCATTTACACTTAATGGGGAAACTTTAATAGCTTCTGAATGTATATGTAAGGATGATAGATTATCTACCCCCGAATAAGAACACCCGCTACCCAAGCCCCCCCTGACCTGATCAATAATTGCATTGACAGATCCCTTGTATGTAATCGTTGTAGAAACACCTTCTGTAACAGAAGACTTTCCTATAAAATCAATTTGAGCTTTATCAGAGGCCATTCCCCTAAAGTGCTTAACAGTTGCTCCATTTGACTCAAATACTTCTCCTGGTGATTCGTCTGTTCCAGCAAGCATTGATCCCAGCATGACTGCATCTGCTCCCAAAGCAAAAGCTTTTACCATGTCTCCACTGTTTCTAATTCCACCATCAGCAACAATTGAACACTGATATTCGTTTTGCAATGCTACTTCAGATATTGAATGAGCAGTAGGAACTCCATGACCACTTACTATCCTTGTTGTACATACGCTTCCACCACCTATTCCAACACGAATAGAGTCTGCTCCAACCTCTGCAAGTCTTTTAAATCCGTCGTAAGTAGCAACATTGCCTGCCATAATATGTGCATCTGGCAGGGCTAATGAAAGTTCTTTAACTGCATTAATTGCATTGTCACTGTGACCATTAGCGGTATCAACTAAAAATATTCTTACACCTATCTTGTATAAGCTGTCTGCCTGTGATAGAAATCCATTGTTAGATGCAACGGCTACTCCAAAATTATATTTGTCTTCAATAAGGTCTTGAGACTTTGCTACTTGTTCTTCATAACTCATATACCTATGAAGTATTCCCAATCCACCCCTGTCAGACATAGCCTTACACATCTCTACATCGCAGACTGTATCCATTGGTGATGCAATTACTGGTGTATAAAGACTAATTTCTTTTGCCCCATAACCAATTGACATTGTTAATCTTACGTCGTGCCTTGACTTTACTGAGCTGTGTTGTGGCACCAAAAGGATGTCATCAAAACAAAGTGATTCTTTCATTATTCTCCTATAGTAATTTGAAGCCTCTTAGATATTCTTCTATCTCTTCTGTCATTTTAGGTTTAGCTTGTTCCTCTACCAGATCTCTATTTCTATCTGCTTTAAAGGAAGACCATGTGTGAATCTCTACATCTCCAATAGCTTCTCTTCTTGTCTTGCTGATTGCATTGTATACTGAACCACACATGGCATCAGCTAAGTCCTTAGACTTCTTTCTTGGGTGATCAACTCTATTGTTTGGCATGATTCTTAATTCTAATAACTCATCTAGTAAGATATCGATATGTGGCGCAGCAACTCTTTCTTCATAAAAAAGCATTGCCAAGTCTTCATAATGTTTTTTTGCAACAGATAAAGTTTCTGTATTTATGCTGACCTGTTTTAACTCTTGTTGAATATCAAATGATTGCCAGCGGTCAAAGGTAACCATACCTAAATTAAATCCATTTCTTTTAAGATTAATAATCCAGTTCTTTACCTCTGAAAGATCTACTGGACCTTCTCTTTTTGGTTCCCACCAAGCTATAGCATCAACCACAACGAATGGAACTACCTGTGTGTAGTCATTGAACGACTGGACCTCTACCCATCTTTCAACATGACTGATTGCAACCGCACACTTATCATGCTTCTGTGCAAGGTCTGCATGGACATAGTAAATGGTATCTGGATTGGGTTTGAAGTTTAAATCAAATCTTCTATTTTGATCTAAAGGATTACGAATAGACAATGATCTTTCTATCTTCTCTCTAGACTTAAAAAATGAATCTGTACTGTTTCCTGGCATACATGCAAATCGCATTAGGGCATCAGACGGTTCCTTATAGAAGGCAATCTTAAAGTCTTCAATATTTCTTGTAGGATTTACTTCCCATGTGGGTCTCTTTAATGCAAACACCCGTGGGTATTTATAGGAAATTATATTATCTTCTTCCCACTCAATTTCAAAGGTATTTCCTGGAGAGTCCTCTGGTAAGTCTTCATTAAGAATAAACTTATGGCTTCTTATAATAGTTTCTTTTTCTGCAATAGCATCTTCATATGCATTGCTAATAAAGTCTCCCTTAAATCTAGGAAAGGAAAGAAGGACAACTTTTCCATAGTCAGGGAATCGTGAATCAACTGAACCACGGAAAGCTTTGTAAATGTTGTCAGCGGTTTTTGCTTGATCATTTGATGCCGCCGCTGACTGCATAGCAAATCCTGAAATCTCGTCAAGGATAGCCATGAACAGGTTCAAACCTTCGTGAGACTCTCGTTCTGAATGTCCTGAGTAAACAGTGATAGATTTATCAAACTTAATTGAACCAACTTTTGTATCAAATTTTCCTGCAAACCAGGGAGAGTTTGCAATCTTCTTTACAAAGTTATCAAAGAATACATTCTTTGCTTGCTCAGCATTGATAGCAATGTTGATAAGATCAATAGAGTCATCTGGTGGCTTTCCATAGTACATAGCAGGATCTTTAAGAGATAGCAATTTATAAACCACATAAGCTACCCCCACAGTTGCTGTGTGATCTTTTCCGCTACCCTTACCTAGTTGCTGAATAATCTCAGTCTTAGTATACTTTTTATACTGCTCAGTTCCCTCTTCAAAGCCCATCATCTTTATCAAATCTTCTTTGCGATAGATCTGACTCATGCATTCAACAAGTGTGTACTGATAATCTGACAAAGGTGGTAGTCCAAGAAACTGTGGATTAGTAACAAAAGTTTTAACGTCTACTGGTTCTTCATCAAAGAGGTCATCATCTAACGCATCCATGAAGTCAGAAAAATCAATTGTCAAGGATAACTACCTCACTAAATTTTGATGCCTCTGATAGTCTTGACATAATTTCATTACGAATCTCTGGGTGGTTCTGTGCAACTTCTTTAAGAATGTTAATAAGAATCTCGTGCTTACGTTCCATAGTGGCAAGCTCTTCTGCGATCTCTTTATTATCAAGCAGTCCTGCTCTTTGCAGCATATCAATACGCTTTGCCTCAATGTCAGTGATTAGTTTAATTGCGGTGGTCTTAGCACCCAAGTTAGATGTTTGATCTGCAGAGTCAATAACCTCATACGCCTTGCGAATGAGGCTTGAGTAATGTTGGTCTGCTCCTGCCAAAGCCTCTCTTGCCCTAGCATGGATAGCCTCATTGCTACTAGCCATTTGTCGCCAGTCATTAAGCAATGCATTCACGCGGGTTCTTGGAATATCTAATTCCATAGAAATCTGTGCGGTATCAAGACCTTTTAAATATTCTGTTGCAACAGCGTTTACTTCATCAAGGTGTTTGATTAGATCGTTTGACACGCTGGCCTCTCTTCTTTGGAATATGCTTTACGCGGTCAGGATAAAAGGATCTAAAGGCACAGCTTATGCCTCTTTCTAATTCAATACAATCTACCCAGGAGATCCCGTTCTTTGGGTTAGTAACATAGTTGAGAAACTTAAACTTGACTCCCCAAATACCCCTGACTTTAATCAGATCGCCTTTTGTTATTTCTTTGCCTTCACTTGTCACAAAAGAGTCTTCTCTGTTAAACGGATCGTTGATTTCAACTTTCTTCCGTCTTCCCATTGTCTCTCCTAAGTCTAATATCTTTGCTGTCCACTAATTTTAGCACGAGATAGCCCACTAGGTCAAGGATATCATTATCCCCTGCATAAGAAGATCCATTCTTTATTCTATTAAGCTTGTCATCGATACGAACATCTATCTGATCACCTGGAGGAATTTTTGCAAAGATTTGTATTGGATTTAAGGCTGAGTTTCCATAGGCAATATTCTTTTTAAGTAGCAGGTTTGCAACTTCTACACACTGAAGAAGAAGCTCTGGCCCTGCTGGAGCCTGCTTACTTAACTCAATAAGCTCTTTCATTAAGCCTATCCACTTTTCATCTTCAATCATCTTCTACCTTTTCTTCCCATTTTTAATCCGAATTTATTTAGATAAAGATACACTGTCTGTACTGTGCATCCACATTCTTTTGCAATCTCTTCTGGACTCTTTTTGTCCTGAACATATCTTTTATGAAGCCAACTTTTGCTTTTATAAAGATCATACTTAGGCATTGTATAGCATATTCCATCTGTCAGACACATACCATCCCACACCAATTGCATCAGCAACATCGTCATCTATAACCTTCACCTTAAAGTTTTTGTTTACAGAGTCGATAGTTCTTTGCTTTCTTGTTTTTCTTTCTTCTCCTTTATACCAAGACTTTGATTTGCCTGGATTCTTTCTAACTATCTCCTGCTTTTCTGATATTGATAAAAGCTTTGTTCCTATATAATTTTGCCATTGCATAGGAGTAATAGTCTTAATGTTTTTAATCCCCGCTACTTGTGCTGCTCCAAGAATCGCTCCCTGCACGAGAGACAGTTGCATTGCCGTCTTTGGGCTATTGCTATAAATAGCAGACTCAATGACAAGCGCATCTGCATTAACCATCTTAAAAAGCTGTATCGCTTTTTTACAGGCATCCCCTGATTTATAGAGAGCATCTGTACCATTAAATCTAATCTTGCCATACTTAACCAACTTTCCGTTTGTAAAATAAGAAAAGGCAAGAGAGTTTGTTGATGCATCCACAGCAATGATTGTTTGTGGTTTTATGTTGTCTTCAAGAGCCTGTCTAATTTTGTTCGTAGTCAAAGTAATTCTTTAGCTCCCTCATAAAAGTTTTCATTTTTGATTGATGTACCAAGCAGTTGTCACAGATGCCTGAATCATTGTAAATGCTTAGGAGGGTATTACACCCTCCTCCACACTTCTTTTCTTTTCCCTTGCGATTTTTTCTTTTTTGAAGATGATATCTTTCTAGGATCTTTTCCTTGCTTGCTTCCTGCCTGCATTCAGAGTTGCAATAAATTTGTTTTGTTGTGTTTGGCGAGAACTGTTTATCGCACCACTTGCAGTAAAGCATTTTAGAAGAGTCCTTTCTCATCCTTTCGACGCGCTATCTTGATATCTCCGACAGGTGCATCCTTACACGCCTGCTGTATGGGACAGTTTTGACATATTTTTATGTCATTGCTTCTAAAGGGAACCTCTGGAAGCTTTCTGTCTTTCCATGCAGCATGAACATCTCTCATCCAATCAAACAGATAATCAACAAAATCTACATGATTTTGAGTAATGTTCACTGGTACTGCTAGTAGTTCATGAGTATTTTTATTCTCATATAATATTATACCGTTTTTCTTCTTATAGATTTTCATATAAATTAGAAGCTGCACGATATGATATGTACTAGCCTTTTTAGATCTTTTATGCCTATCAAAAGCATCATGGTTGGTTGTCTTGATTTCCACCACATACTCTGTATTATTCCAATTGATAAAACTATCTGTATAACCAAAGATAGGTGGGTCTTCATTGATTGTCTTTCTTTCGTTATCAATTAAGATACCAGAATCTTCTAATGCCTTTTGAATACGGGCGTGCCTATCTGAACCACTATCCATGTTAGTGATAACTTTGCCACTCTTGTACTCATAAAATTCTGCACCATCAAATGCTAGATACCAATACCTTGGACATACACCATGATTCCATACCAATGTTGATGGAGCGAAAGTTTTCTTCTGCATATGCTTTGGAACATTGTCTTTACGATAGCCTTCTTCTATGGCCTCAACAAGTCCAGAAAGGGGGCCAGAATCTTGGAACTCTGACTCGTCTTGCATCTCTGTTTGCCAGGAAGTTTCTAACTCTTCAAACTTTTCTATATCTTTTAACACACTATTAGTCTTTCTTAGAATCTTGCTTACAATTGTTTTAGCCATGTCACACCTTCACTAGATATTTTAGAGATGCAACAATCTTATCAAGTTCTGCTGCAGTTGTGTAATAGATATTTTTCTTTGCTGTATTTCCTTTTTCTACGTTAGTCATCCACCTTGCTTGCAAAGCTAGTTTTGCTGCAATTGCTTGCATACGAACAATTTCTACAGATGCAACGGCAAGGGGAATGTCTGGCTTTAGAATTAGCTTGGTTATAAACTCTAGTGCTTTAGTAAGTTCTTCATCTTCCATGAACTCTGCAATATTATATAAATCATTAATCTCTTGTAGCGTACTCTTATCCGTCACTTTTCTCTCTTATCTCTCGTAGTTCTTCGAATTCATTCCACTCAATTATAGCAAGTCTTGTCTTGTGTGTGTCTCCAAGAACAATCATGAGGACTGGTGACTTTTCTGGATCTGTCTTTAATGTGTCTGTACATATCTTTGCCCATACATCACGATTTATAGAAAATGATTTAGAGTATTCCTTTACATCAACTATGTACCTGTCAAGGTTTCCGTCAGCTTTTTGTATCTTTCCCCTACCAGAGTTCTTGTGTGGGGTCGCACCTATTCTTCTAAGTTCAGCACGCTCGCTCATTAGTAACCCCTGTCTCTTTTTATGTTGACGGTAGAGACAGTATCACAGTCTTTACACTTCCATGTAATATCAAGAACGGCTGGGTAGAATCTTGCTGTTGATATTTTTTGCTGACAACTTTGACAAGAAAATTCTCCATGCATCACTTCATACTTAGAGTAGCTTGACAAGTTCTTCTGCTTTCTCTGGGTTCTCCCTAAGCCACTCAATCACCTTTGCACGCCCCTGGAACCTCTCTCCAAGGACGGTATACCATGCTCCACCCTTTTCAACCTTACCAAGTTGCTCTGCAACGTCTAGGACTTCTGCAATATTGTCCACGCCAATATTATCGCCGTCAAAGTAGAAATCATACTGACCGCTGATAAAAGCGGGTCCAGTCTTATTGAAGTCCACATTCCATGTAACACTTCTTCCAATTTTCTTTTCAATTAATTTATCTCCTGTTGCTATCTTGTCTTTGATTGCTTGGTTTTCTGATTCACTAGACCAAAGTTTTACAATGGTGCTAGAGAAAAACTTAACAGCGTGACCACCAGTTGGAGCGTGGCTGACATACATAGCCCCAATTTGATTTCTTTGTTGAGATATAAGAATCAAAAGGGTTTGCTTTGTCTGGTTGTTTGCATAGTTAAGCATCTTCACGGCATTAGTCATGTCTCGTGCTTCTGCACCAATTTGCTTTGTGTTCTCAAGTTGCTTTAGTTCTGAACTATCCTTCTCAAAGTAGATTGCTGGAAGAAGGGCAGAGATAGAGTCTACAACGATTATGTCTGCTCCTGCTGACATAAGCTGCGTAGCAACGTCTACCATATCATTAACAGTTCTAGCCTGAGAGTAGATCAGTTTCTCTGGATCTGCACCCAGCTTCTTTGCCCAGTCTGGATCAAACGATTGTTCTGCATCTATCCAAGCACAGATCTTTCCTTCTTTCTGAGCCTCACCAATCATCTGTAAACAAAAAGATGATTTTCCTGCAGACTTGTTTCCCCAGATAAGTATTTGACGACCATATGCAAGACCACCTTTTAATGCATTGTTTAGTCCAATGCTTGGAGTCTTTTGCTTATGTACTTCAATTCCTGATGCTGATGTAATTTTCTTTCTAAGCTTTGGATCTAACTGAGAAAGAACTGATTCCATATCAATGGTGTCTGACATTATGCCAATCCCCCATGCATTCTTTCTCTTTGTGTATTAAATTTTACTTTTTCAACTAAAGACTCTTCGATGGATTTGTTAGTATAACCATCACGAACAAGTCCAGCCCATAAATCTAGGGTACGAATGATAATGTCTGCCAACTCTTTGACTACACTATCACTACCCTCCTCTTTACGCATTGCTTCTAAGACCTCTGTGGCCTCTGAATGAATCATTGCGATCTGCTTCATATAAAAGATCAGACCGTTATTTGCTTCCCAGAAGCCTTTGTCAATAGCATTGCTATGAATCTCAAATGCTAACTCATCTATACCGTATGTCATTTACTTATCTCCTTTACTGTTATCGTTCCATCTTTAAGTTCGTTCATTAAAAGCTTTTGAATACTTCCTGGTTCGCATTTCATGTAAGCTTCAGCAAACATAGTCGGAAAGACAACGACAGGAATTAGATTACGATCATAATCTGCAAGAACCATATGAGCCATTCTCTTTCCTGCTTTTGTTACTCTAGGGTTAAAAGATAGCACAAAATACTCATTTTGTCCATATGGCAAAGTCTTGTAGTTTAAAAACTTTGTCAATGGTGACTTTACTTTATCAGCATCTTCTACCTGTAGAAAATCTGCTATTCGATTACTTGCTGAAAGAATTATGTATGTCTTTCCTACTTCTATCTTGCTATCTTCTTCATCAAAAATTCCTACCATACCCGTCTTGTCCATAAACTCTACACGACACCAACCCTTGCCACGCTTTATCTTTTTAGCCATTCCCATAACAATATGACTCTTGGACTCATCATAGTCTTCCGTGTTGTCAATATATGCATAGTAATGGGAGGGAATATTCATAGAGAACTCTGGAAGGTTTAAGTACTCGTAGAGGTTGTCTCTAACAGTATCTTCATTTCGAGGATGATCTGGAAAGGTTAGTGCTCCAATTGCATCCAAAGCTTCTATTGCCCTTGAGTTTATTCCGCTACCCTTTTTAAAAGCAATATCTCTTACTTCTTGGTAGGAGTTAAATGGCCTATTAGCCATAATCTTTGAAGCAACTCCATCAGATATCCACTTGATTGCTGACAAACCAAACCTAATACCTTTGCCTTCTATCTTAAAGTCTATATCAGATTCATTAATGTGAGGAAGCTTTAAGCTAATATTCATACGCTTTGCCTCAATAAGATACTCTGTTCTAGCATCCTTATCCTTCTCATTCTTAAGAATTGCAAACATAAACTCTGTAGGATAATAAAATTTTAGCCATGCTGTCCAATAAGACAGCATTGAATAGGCTACAGCGTGAGACTTGTTGAACGAATAACCTGCGTGAGCCTCAAAGTCATGCCATAGATTTTGTGCTTGGAATGGACTTATATATGCTGATGCATTAGAGACAAACTTGTCTTTGAACTGATCAAACTCTGTTGCATCCTTTTTCTTTCCAATAATCTTTCGAACCTTGTCTGCTTCTACCATTGTCATTCCACCAAGGGTTGTGCAAGCCTGCATGACCTGCTCTTGATAAAGAACGCAGCCATATGTATCTTTAAGGTGTTGATTCATTAGTGGATGAATATATTCTATGGTATTCTTTCCATGCTTGCGAGCCATATACTCTTTACCAATGGTATTCATTGCACCTGGCCTAACCAGTGCGTTTGATGCTACTAACTCCTCAAATGTTCTGACACCCATCTTAACAATAAGATTTGTATATGGCGTTGCCTCACATTGAAAGACTCCCTTTGTGTGACCATCTGAAAGCATTTGATAAACATGCTTATCCTTCATGTCAAGTTCTTTTAGATTTATATCAAGTCCATAACGAGACTTGATACTGTTTAGCGTATCATTGATTACTGTTAGTGTCTTTAGACCAAGTGCATCAATTTTAATTAGACCGATATCGGCTGCCTCTTCCATGTCAATTCCAACAACAGGGATGCGCTCCTTAGTGGAAGGGCTTATTCTAGTTTCAAGTGGAGCGTAATTAAAAATTGGTTCCTTGGCTGTAACGATTCCAGCAGCATGAATGCCTGTTCCACGAATTCGACCTCTTAGTTGTTCGCCATACTTTTCAACCTCTGGGTACTTATCACGGAACCACTTAGTTGATGATGATCGACAGTAGTCTTCCCATGTATCAACAAGCTTAAGTACTTTATTAACATCTGGAAGAGGAACGTTAAGGATACGAGAAACGTCACGAACTACACCCTTGTCCTTAAACTGCAAGAATGTTGCAATAGATGCGACATGCTTATATTCCTTCTCAAGGTACTCTTTTACCTCGTCACGCCGTGAATCCTGAATGTCTGTGTCAATATCTGGAAAGTCATTTCTATCTGGGTTAATGAATCGGAAGAACAGTAGGCCGTGTTCAATTGGATCAACCTCTGTAATTTCAAGAGCATAGCAGACAAGAGATCCTGCTGCAGAACCACGACCTGGACCAATGAGAATACCCTGACTCTTTGCCCACGCAATCATATTGTGAACCACAAGGAAGTATGGAGCAAAGTCTTTATCTTGAATAACTTCTAACTCTTCTTTGATACGATCAAGGTATTCTTCTTTTTTGTCTAAGCCTCTAAGCTTTAGACCAGCCATTACTAGGCTACGCAATTCTTTTTGAGGATGATCTACCTTTATTGGTAGAAGGTTTAGGTTGCTTTTAATTTCATATTCTTCTACCTTGTCTGCAATCTCAAGGGTATTGGTATAGATGCTTTCATCTGTGACACCCTCTGCATCCATAGCACTCTTCATTTCATCATAAGAAAGAAGGTGGATATCAAATGATCTAAAGCTCATCATTCTGTCTGCACCATATAGATAGTCAAGTCTTTCCATCATGTCTTTGTATGATGTTGACTTCTCATATGAAACGTCTTTTTGAAGCTTTGCATGTGTATTAAGAGCCAGCATCATCTCTTGCACTACCTTCTGATCTGGTGTGCAATGGTGACAGTCTGGAGTAGTTATGCACTTTGCTCCTGCTTCTTGAGCAAGATTATAAAGTTCTATATTCATACCAGCAACATTATGTGGCATAAGTTCTACATAAAAATCATCTTCAAATCTATCTTTAAACCATTTAATGTGTTGCTTTGCTACTGCATACTCGTCTAACTCAATAGCTTTATTGATGAGACCAGACATGCAGGCAGTGGATACTATAAGACCTTCGCCATACTTATCAAGAACTTCAAAGTCTATGCGTGGTTTCCTATAGAATCCCTCTGTCCAGCCTATCTCGTTCAGCTTGTTCAAGTTCTGTAAACCAATTTGATTCTTGGCAAGGATTACAATATGATTATAGATAAGGTCAAGTGGGTTTTCCCTTTCATTCTTATCTCGTTTATCAAATCTATCAGCGGTAATATAACCTTCGATACCAAGGATTGGCTTTATACCCTGCTCTTTTGCAGCACGATACATAGGTCTGTGACCAGACAGCACCCCATGGTCTGTAATTGCAATGGCAGGCATCTCTAGGGTTTTTGCACGAAATGCATACTCCTCTGGAGTTGATACACCATCCATTAGACTAAAATGGGAATGAACATGAAGCGGAACGTAATTCAAGTTATTACCAATCCACACTAGTAGATGTAGTGGGATCGTCAAAACCTAAATAAAATGACTCTTGATCGGCGTAAGGAACCTTTCTAATCGCAGATTCCAATGGTAGTACTTCGTGGCCCGACCAGTCAAACTCTTCCGTATCTGTTGCTCCTGGAATAAGAATATAGTTTGTCTCTGTTCCTTTTCCATTTCTTTTTAGCTTCCATACCATATTCGTAATGCCTTCTGATTCCATAGCATATTCACGAACAGTACTAAATGTTGCAGACTTTGCAACACCCATGCTCCATACGGCTATATATGGATCTTCCATTCCGTCATCAACTAAAACATTGATGTAGAATCTTAGACGACCAGCCCAGCCAGCCTTGGGGTCTTTACGGTGCATCTCTTCTGCCCAGTCACGACCTTCTGAATCCATAGTATCTAGAGCCTTACGGCGATAGTCCTTTGGATTTGTGTGCTCTTTGACTACAATGGCTAGGCCATTCTTTTCGTTGTAGTGCTTAGAGTCTTCATCAAGTTCATTAACAAACCTGATCTTTACGCTCTGACCATCTTCTAGCTTTAGCCAGCGTACTCGTGGTCCTGATGCTGAATTTCCACGAGGCTTGTCTAGTGCCTCATTAATATCTTTGAGACCTTTAATTATACTCATTTTTATTCTCCTTATATAGTAGTTGCTACTGTAAGATGTAGCTTATTTCATCGTCAAACTCTGAGACAAACTCTGATATTCTTTTATCATCCATGTCAGAAACATCTTTAACATCGGATGGTAGGTTTCCTATCACAAGTGAATGACCAAAGGATGACTTCATCTTTTCCTGCATACCCTTGCCAGCCTCATCATTGTCGGATATTAGTATTATACTATTAAAATACTTTTTAAGCAACTCTTTCTGTCGCTTATTTACAGATGCCCCTAATGTGGCAACCGCATGAGCACCTACCTGCTCAAGTCTTATTGCATCAAATGATGACTCAACTACAAAAACTTTATCATATCTCTTAGCTCTTGATATGTTAAACATTGTCTTACTTCTTGGAAGCCCTGGACTATTCTTGAAGTCTTTTCCTTCAATTGACCTAGCAACAAAGCCGACTAGCATTCCATCTGGAGCCTGTATTGGAATGGTTATCATATCTTGCTTTTCAGAATAGCCAATGAGGTACTTTTCTACGCTTGCCTTCTGTATTCCCCTACCCTTTAAATAACCTGCAGCCCTTGAAGAAGACAGCGCATTTTTATTCAAAGCGTTTATTAATTCACTATTAAATTCAATAAACTCATCTTCTTTGTCAAGTATCTTTGACAGGTCATCAAGGATGTTTGACTCTTGTTGCTTTGAATGTATCATTCTTGCTGCTTCAAAAAAGCTTCTCTTTGTTGCAAACATTACGAACTCTGTTAGTGATTTAGATTCTTGACATCCAAAGCAGTAGAATTGTCCTGTCTCTTTGGATACTTCTGCTGCTGGAGTTCTATGATTATTGTGATAGGGGCAGTATATAATAAAATCAGTCTCTACTTCGTACTCTACATTTACTCCACTGGAGAGTAGTACTCGTTTGACTTGTTCTTCTGAGTAGGTAACAAAATCGCTTTGTTTTTGTCTATCCCTGATAAGCACTGAGCTTTCCTCTTTCCAACGAATACTCCATAAACTGATAGTAGAAATTTAAAACCTTTGCCAGTATACTCTACTGTAAAGTCTGGGTCAATATCATATCTGATAACATATCCTTTATGCTTCATCATAAATTTTAAAAGATCTATGTATTGTTCTTTTATTCTTGGTATGGCTGCTTCATCATAAATCTCACCATCTATCTGAAATCTTTTTATATTCTTATGTGAGACTGCCATGCATTAATTATACTATTTTAATTTATTAAAGATCTTCCATATCTTTATACAAGAATCTTCCACTATCAAAGTCAATTTGAACTAGGAATTCTCCTAAATACCCGTGACGATTCTTCCTAAAGACGCACTCAAGAATATCTGAGGAGGGTTGGCGACCAAGAGCAAGAACCCAATCAGCATCATATGCTAGTTGCTTAGACCATGCTACTTGACCAAGCGCAGGAACAGTATTCATGTTTGTGGCATCATCTGGTGTAGCAGAAGCAATTGCAACAATAGGAACCTGCTCACTAATAGCAAGAATCTTTAGCTCACGACTAATGTTTTTAATTTTAACAGTTTCGTTATCAGTTGGACTATTTGATTGCATAAGCTGAATGTAGTCTACAAATACAATGTCTGGAGAGTACTGGTCAATCTTTCCTCGTAGTACTGCTGGACTTACTTCTCCAAGGCCATCATTAGAAACAATTTGGAAAGAAGGCATGTTCTTTAGGTATGTGCTTCCCCACCGCTCAAACTCTTCAATATCAACATCTCCAGCACTCATCTTTCGATGAGAGAACCTTCCATCTGCCATGATAGTGTAAACACGATTACGAACTTCGCTTTCAGTCATTTCTAGAGAAACCACAAGTGGCTTTTTCCCATTCTTCCATGCCTGAACAGCCATAAACAATGCTAGCCAAGATTTACCAATTGCAGGGTATGCAAGAAGAATACCAAACTGACCTGGCATAATCCCTGCTGGAAGATAGTTGTCAAAGCCAGCAAGACCTGTCTTGATTCCATGAGACCCTAGCCTTGCCATTTCCTCTATGTGCTTAAAGTATTCAATAGCACCTTCAAGATCAACTGCATCAATGTCACGAATTTCAGCAGTAGTTCTTTTTAGCTCTGATGTTTTTGATATAAGTTTATCCAGAGCATCCACTGGCTTGTTATCATTAAGCAATGCTGCACTAGACTTAAGAATATCTTTAAGAGAGAAATCAAGAACACTTGACCTTAACTCATCAAGGTGATGCTTAGTTGCCCCCACCTCTCCAATAGGCTCAAAGTCTCTAAACTTTTCTACTACCAAAGACACTGGTGGCAGCGTGGTATTTTGTTCAGCATAGTCACGAACAAAGTGCCATATATCTTTATGCGTTCTAAACAAAGAGTCTGGGTTTGCTTGCAACAGAACATGAATCTGCTTATCATTAAGTACAGCAGATAGTACCTTTGCCTCTAGATCTTGCATTAACTCTCCAACCACTTTTTTGCGCCAGCCCTAAGCTTTTTACGCAATTCCCTGTCTTCATTGTCTTGTCGTCTAGATTGTATTACTTTTTCAGAGTTATAAGAAAACCATGTCCAATCTGGACTTGCAGATACAGAAAAATAATACTCTATTGCTTCTACGCATTGATCATATCCATATGAATCAATCATTGCATCGGCAGCCCATTGCTGAGAAAAAAGATTAATATCTTGATTCTTGCCTGACTCCTGAAGCTTTTTCTTGAACTTATCCATAAGTGCAAAGCGCAGCTTCTTGTCAGCCATTATGATTCGTCAAGTTCCTTCTTGGCATCAGATACTTTCTGAATGACCTGAGCCTCAACAAAATTATATACCCTGTCCATGGCTGCTTCTTTTTCTTCACCTTCACGAACAAAGTCTGTACATCCAAGATCTACACGCAAACTCTGAAAATTTCCAAGGTTTAGTGTATACCCAAGGTTAACCGTAACGCTTGTGTTATTTGACATATTTACTCCTAATAGGTATCTTCCTGCCATACAGGAATGAATCGACCATCTTTTGTTTTTGCGTAAAGCATTAGTGCATCACCCATCTTACCACGCAGCTCTTGCTCTGTCAATACATGATTGTTTGTTATTTTTCCATCTTTTCTTGGTCTTCCTCTATGCAAGGAACCCATGACTCTTCTAATTTCAAAAACATCATCTTCTGAGTAGTAAGATTTTTTTGTAAACATTCTCTCACCACCTGGAAGGATGCCCATAGGGGGTCTAATAAGACCTCTATCGATATATCTGTACAACTGCATGTTACTTCTATTTAAAAGCCTTGAGGTGTTTGAAAATGTATAAGCTCTTTTACGATGTTTCTTAAAATCAGAAAGCAACATTGTCTGCTCTTTTGCTTCGGTTATATTATATAGATAGACGATGTTTGATCCACGGTTTGATGTTATCAGACGCATTAGGTTTTTGTCAAGGAAAAATATAACTGCGCTAGCTTTTATGACCCGTTGATTATTATCGTCCTGGCCTTCTCTGCTTCTTCTAACCATTGAATTGAATTCCCAAACTTAGATGGTGGATGGAACATCTTTCTAAATCCACAATTTATACAAAAAATTTCTAGATGGTCATGTGAGCTATGAACCCGATCAACAAAAACTTTTCCCCTGCATTTTTTACAACTTAAAGAATTACTCATTTAGAGAAATTATATCACAGGGATTACAATATGGAGAATCCAACAGCGATAAGATTGACAAAGATATCTAAGCTACCACCCGTATTGAAAGTTACCCTAAAAGTACAACTTGATGTTGAGATGTTTTTTAATACAACAACTGCGTCATCTCCAACGCTAGAGGAGGCTCCAGAAACAATTGTAGCTGTTACGACTGGGTTGCCACTAAAAGGAGGGTATGAGACTGTGTAGTCTACAACGTCCCCATCTGTCTTGTTTGTACTAGAAAAAACATTGACAGTCTTAGCAAAAATTTTTATATCTGATGTTTTTGTATTTACGTCATTGACAGTAGAAAAAGCTGAACTTCTATCCCCTACTAAAGTAGTAAGCTGATTAACCTGTCCAGCTATCTGAGATATATAATCTACATCTAGCGGCTGACCTCTGTTTGGTGTTGCTAATATTCCCACAAAATCTCCTCGTTAAATTATATCATGAAGCAAAGATAATATCTTCAGTAGCAAAAAGAACAGATCCACTTATTTTTTCTACAACATTTGGAGACCTTTCCCTTTCAATAGCTTTTATAAAATTAATATTTGATCCAGGTGTATAAACGCTAAAGTTAGAGGAACTGTCTATTCTTGATACCTTTTTTATTCCTGAAAATAAAGAGTAGTCAGCTTCTGATCCGTAAGTAATTTCATTGTTAAAACTTATATTAACATAATCTCCAACAGATAGGGAGTGTTCTCTTCCTAAAAAGTATTGAAGGTAGTTGCTAGTTCTGCTTACGCCATCTATATTGATTGGTGGATTTGAAACAATAGGATATTCTGGAAGCTTTACCATTAGTTGCAATCCATAATAGGAAAGGCTATTAAATGACACAAGATCCATAGGTTTTTTTGCTATGGTTAAAGAGTTGGTGCTTTTTCTTCCTAAATATTGAATTGCATCATAAGAATATAATGTTGCAAAAGTTCCTTCTGTTATAGTTTTTAAAATATATCTAACATAAACATCAAAGTTTTGATTGATGTCGGAACTATACCAA